ATGGCGAGCATCGTTCCGCGCCCGAAGAAGTCGGGTGAGATCACGTATCAGGTGAAGTGGCGCGAGGGTGGGGACTGGCAGACCGAGAACTTCGGTGGCGACGACGGCCAGGACCAGGCCGAGCAGTTCCGCAAGCTGGTCGAGGCGCACGGCAACAAGTGGCCGTACGGCTGGGTTCGCGGCCAAGGCTTCGTCGAGCCCGAGGCGCACCCCGACGACGTCCCCCTCCTGGCGTGGGCGCACCGGTACGTCGACCGCCTCACCGGTGTCGAGTCGCGCACCAAGTCCGACTACCACCGAGACATCGACAAGCACTTCGTGCCTGTCGTCCACGTCGGCCTGGACGGCGTGGAGCGCAGCTATGGCGGCCTGGTCCATACCCTCAGGGATGGACGCGCCCTGCCGGCCACCGTCTGCAACGTCACGGAGGACGACCTGCAGGACTGGGTGCGCGTCAAGGAGGAGGGCATCCGGAACCCGGACAAGCCGACGCAGTGGTTGATCCCGAAGGCAAGCCCGAAGTCGATCAGGAACTGGCACGGGATGATGTTCTGCATCTTCCAGGCCGCCGTGGACGCGGCTCAGCCACTCCGTGGCGCCAACCCGTGCGCAAAGACCAGACTGCCGCGCACAGACGACCAGACCGAGGAAGAGATGACCTTCCTCGAGCATGACGAGTACGCCCTCATCAGCAGAGAGCTCCGCCTCATCGACCCCCACGCGGCTGACCTGTCCGACTTCCTCGTCAGCACCGGCCTGCGCTGGGGTGAGATTACGGCGCTGCAGCTGCGGGACGTGAACCCCCGGAAGAAGACACTCAACATTCAGCGCGCGTGGAAGCGGCAGGACGACAACACCTTCGCGGTCGGCCCCCCGAAGACGCGCAAGGCCCGCCGGACGCTCGCCCTGTCTGCTGGCCAGATGGAGTTGCTGCGGCACCACATGCTCGGCCGGAAGCCCGAGGACTGGATCTTCCGGGGGGCGAACGGTGCGGCGTGGCGCCACAGCAACTTCTACAACCGCAAGTGGAAGCGGGCCCTCGATGCGGCGATCAAGAAGGGGCTGACGAAGCGGCCCCGCATGCACGACCTACGACACACGCACGTCTCGTGGCTGATCGCCGCGAACATCCCGCTGCCCGCCATCCAGGTCCGGCTGGGCCACGAGTCGATCACTACGACGGTGGACCGGTACGGGCATCTCGTACGGGCTCTCGACGGCGAGATCACTGCTGCCGTCGAGGCTGCCATGATCCTGCCGCAGCCGCGCGGCCATCTGCAGCGGGTGGTGTAGGCCTATCCGGGGTGTGGTCGTTGCCAGTTCTGGACCCACAGGCCGGACCGGATGATGTGGTTGAGGTCCTTGAGCATCTCGGTGCGTGCCTGTGGGGAGATGTGGCCCTCGACTACGAGCCACACGAACCGGCCTTCCTCTTCGACCGGCATGACGGCCTTGCCTCCTGGCAGGGCCTCGACGTATTCCATGTCGATCTCAAAGGTGTGGTCTCCGTCTGGGGCGTGACCGTCATCCTCCGCCGGTGCGTGTTCATCTGCCATGTACGGACCCCCTTGCGTGGCCTTACCTCACGCACTCGTCACCTTTCCCGAACGCATGAGCGAACCGTTTCAGTTACGCCCCCCAGGCGGACCACCGACGATGCCATACCGGTCACCCTGTGACCAGAGTGAAACTATGGGTAGCTGAAAATCTCCTCGGTTGATAGCACTGCTGGTCACAGCGTTGCCACACTTCACCTAGCGTTGACCAAAGCCGCCATCCAGTGTTGGAGGTAGCTACAAAAACGGCACGCTCGCCCCGTTTTTCGAGTACTCAGTGTGACGACTGACGGTTACCGCGAGCCGGAGCCCAACGGTCTGGACAACGTTAGTTTTCGCGCATCTCCGCAGGAGAAGACCGACGAAGTGCCCGCCAACTCTCCAGAGCAGCGAATTCCGAGACGGGGCCGGCGTGAGGCTTCGGCGCTGAGTGGCAACTCTGGGAAACCGACTGGCCGGATCCGGTCGGTTTCATGTCACCCTCTCCCGCGCGCCTTCCGGGACTGAACAATCGCCTGCACCCACTCCTGGTCCTCCGCCGACATTTCGCGGAAGTCGTGGACGAGGGCGCGCACCTGCTCATCGTCGGACCAGACCGAGTCGATGCCGAAGAACTGCGCGCCGGCCGCTTCCTGGATCCTGCCGATCGGGAGCTGGAAGCCTGCCGCCAGCGCGCGCAGCTGCGGGAAGCTGGGCGCCTTCGTGCCAGGCACCGCCTTCACCAGGTTCTCGAGGGTTCCCCTCTTGTAGAGAGGGCCGTCCTCGGGGCGCTGGGGGTCGATGCAGGCTGCCTCGAGATCCCGGTAGCTCGTACCGAGTTCTTCCTTGCGGCTGCGGAGGAGGTCGGACAAGTCTGTCCGCCCCGTCGTCGCGTCGCCCGTCATCATCCTCGTCTCCCAGTCACCGGCAGCACGCTTGGTGCCCATGTGCCTGTTGATACGTATGCGGCGTTGGTCCTGTTCAGCGCCCCATAAGGTGCGCCTGCGTTAGCCACAGTGTCCAGCTTTCTGGGCACGTTTCGCCAGTCCACACCGGGACCTTGACCGAATCTGACGGACCTTCACTGCCCAAAAATCTGGACACACTGCCCAGAGGTCTGCAATGCTGAGGCGTGCCCAATTTTTTGGACAACTTGCCCAAGAGGTATGCCCATGGTCCGTGAACCCAGATATCTGCTGGTCAAGCCCGATCTCCTGCGCGAACTGATGGAGCGCACGGGGACGGGAGCGCCCGTCAGCGGCCGCGAACTGGCTGCTCAGGTCGGCATCCCCCACGGGACCGTCGACGGCCTCCTCAACGGTGCTACCAAGACACAACCGGCACGCGTCGCTCACTCCATTGCGCGCGTGATCGGCGTCGACGTCCTCATCCTCTGGGCTCCCACCGGCCGCGCTGTGCCCGCCGAGTGCCCTCAGGGAAGCGAGTCGCGTGCGGCGGTATCGGTATGAGGCGCCGACTCCAGTACACCGAGGCCGCCGAGGAACTCGGAATCGAGGAGTCCTGGCTCCGCCGGCACATCAAGCGTCTCCCCCACACGAAGCTCGGCCGGGTCGTCTACTTCACGGACTCCGACCTTGAGCGGATCGACGCGCTGTTCCACCACGAGCCGACTGCTGGCCCTCTGGCCGCCCCTTCTGCGTCCGTCGCTGGCGCCAGCCCTCATCCGCTCAGCCACCTCCGGCCATTGCCCAGGCGCAAGGCCGCGCTCGCCCGCACCTGACGGCACAGCAAACGGGGCCGCCTCCGGACCTGCCCGTCCGTGACGACCCCGCTCGAGACGTCACCTCACATCAACCCAACTGAAGCGAGGCTCCTGTGGAACAGGCTACCCAGGCCACCACGCCCACCGCATCAACCGAGACCAGAGCTCTGGCCGACCCTCGCGCCGCGTACAAGCGCGTCGCGGGCATCGCGGACCGGATCATCGACCGGCTGACCGTCGTCGTGCCCAACGCCGTCGAGGTCTACCGCGAGGCCGGCGCCTACGGCGTCCGTCTGCACTTCGGCCTCGGCCTCACCGCGGGCCGCGGTGTCCTCGAGGTCGCACGCATCGCTGATGTCGAAGCCACCCGCGACCCGAAGAGCCTCAGCAGCGAAGCGTGGATCGAGTGCCGCGCGACCGTCGAGGGCGTGCACTTGGTCGCCCGCGCTCTGCTCACCCAGGCCGACGCCGACCAGCTGATGCAGCAGACCCCGCCGCCGTCGGCCCCCGACGAGGCAGACGCTGCACCTGCCGCAGAGCAGCCGGTACCCCTCGGCGCGAGCGTCCTCGCCCACGTCCCCGCCATCACGCCCGACGAGGCGATCGGCGGTGCCCAGTGAACAGCGACCCGCGCTCCCTCCAGCACCGCGTCCACGCCATCCTGCGCACCGCGATCGACATGCTCGGCCTGCCCCTCGACACCCACCACGTCGAGCGCCTGGCCGTCGAGGTCACCCCCGCCGTGCGGGCGCTGCTCGCCGAGGCCCTGGACGGAGCCGCGGCCGAGGTCCCCGTCCGGTACGCGGTCGTCGCTCCGGATGCTGACCCGGTGGCCAAGACCTCGGTCGACGCTGAGGCCGGCGTGGAGACCACCGAGTATGCGGGCTGCGTCAGCCGCATCGCCCTCGACGTCGACTGCGACTCCCCGGCCGCAGTCCTCGCCGCCGAGCTGCGCCAGCAGCAGCACGACGTCGTCGTGACTGACGTGCCCAACGGCTCCTATCTCGGCCTGACCGTGCGGCCCAAGACGGTTCACGCCTGGCGGTGGTGGCTCCGCCGGTTCGGCATCGCCGAGAGCGCGGTCACCGTGCAGGGCATCAACGCCTACGCGGTCGGCCAGACCGACAAGGTGGCCGTGCAGCTGTGCGGCGAGGACACCGGGACTCTGCTGTCCGGTGAGGTCACTGTCCGGCCCGGCCTGGACATCGACCTCGACACCCCGGCCGGCACCGTCGCTGCGAAGGTGCGCCGCCAGATCGACGTCACCGGAGTCGAGCTCCGTGATGCCCACACCATCGCCGTCACCGTCTGCGCGACCTCGCTGGTGGAGTGGCAGTGGTGGCTGACTCAGATCGCCGCTGATCCCGAGAGCGTCGCGTTCGAGGGCACGACGGCGATCGTTACCGGTTCCAAGGACGGCGCGAGCGTCGAGCTGCACGGTGAGGGCTGCCGCTCCTTCTACACCGAGGACTTGGCGGCCGCCCGCCTCATGGGCCTGCTCGCCCTGTCCCCGGCGAGCGGCTCGTGAACGGGGCCGCGACCACTGCCGAGTGGCTGGCCTGCGGAGGTATCGGCGTCGGCGGCGGGGCCGTCCTGCTCGGCCTGTTCAAGGCCGCCCTCGACACCGACAGCAACGCCGCGGCCGACAGCGTCCACCGCTACCCGCCCCTCCCCGCGCCGCCGCCGCTGCCCGCCCGCGCTCCCGAGCGCAGGCCGAGGCACGCCGCGCCACTCCTGGCCCTCGAGACCCAGCCCATCCGCTGCGTGCAGTCCGACCGTGCACGCCACGCCAAGAAGGCCGCCTGACCATGGACCTGATCGAGACCGTCTACTTCGGATGGAACCCCCTCGCGCACGCCGAGGGCTGCACGAACCCGGTGTGGGACGACGCCCAGGTGATGCGCTCCGAGGGCATCCGCCCCTGCGCTGGCGGTGAGCAGCCGCACGCCTGCGTCCAGGGCGCCGACGACTGCACCCACCGCGACACCTTCGACCGGGTGCAACTGCGGCTGCTGTGCACTTCGTGCAGCACGGTGCACACGATCTCCGGTGAGTTCCTCGCCCAGGCCATGTCCCACCCCTCCGCCACCGGGTGGGGCCAGCCCCCGATCCAGATGGGCGAGGTGTGGCTGTGGCCCGGCCGCCCCACCATCGAGGGCGGCAAGCCGCACCAGTACCTCGTCACCCGCGAGCCCGACACCGTCACCCCGGACAGCCTCTACGGGATCATCACCGGCTACGGGGACAGCGAGGGCCGGCCCCTGTGGATCGCGGGCGCCGTTCCCGACCCGGGCGGCGCGCACCACGTCTCCAGCCTGCGCTGGCGGCACGCCTCCCGCGGCCTGGCCGCGCTCGAGGACGCCGCCGCCTGGATCGCCGACGCTGAACTCCGGGCCGCCCGCCCGCTGGTGGTGGCCGTCTGATGCTGTCCTTCGAACACCTGCTGCTCGTCGCCTCGTTCGCGGTTGGCGTCGCGATGGTGGCCTGGGCAGCCCGGCTCGGTGCGGGCGGTGAGGGCTGATGACGCCCCGTGCCACCCGGATCTCCATCGTCTTGCGGAACCTCGCGGTGCGCCCGCTGCTCGCCTACGAGTTGCGCGGCTCGGTCGTGCAGCTGCTCGGGCCCGGCACCACGGACCCGACCTGGACAGCCACCCCCGACCTGCTCGCCGAGGCGATCGACGCGGACCTGACCCGGGCCGAGGAGAAGGACACCCCCAGCAAGGGGGCGGCGGACACTCCTCACGCCCTGGTCCTGGCCCGCGATGAGCACGACTTCGTCGGCACCTGCACGTGCGGGCGGGCGATCGGCCGCTCCCCGCAGGGCCGGTCCATGGACGGGCTGGTCGGCCTGTGGGAGCAGCACGCCGCCCAGGCCGACCCCGACGCCGCGTGGACCGACGCCCTCACCTCCCTGAACTCCACCTCGATCGGAGCGTCATGACCCGCGAACATCCCGATGGGGACCTCGTCGTCCTGGCCGTGAAGGTGGAGGACGTACGCCTCGGCGACATCACCGACCACCTCGGCGGCCGCCTGGTGGTGCGGGAGATCGTCCACCGCAAGTACCAGTGGGACCTCGCGGGCGACGAACCCGGGTACGTCCACCGCCAGTCGCGGGGCCCCGACGAGGTCCCGCCGCGGTTCCGTCGCGGTCTGCCCAGGACCGACACGGTGCGGGTGTGGCGGACCCTCGACGCGATCGGCCCGGTGCGCGGCCACGGGCGGCGCATCGAGCACACCGAGATGGTGACCCGCGGCTGGTTCCGGTTCTACGACTCCCACACCGCAGGCTGCTCGTGCGGCTGGCAGGACGCGACCACACACGCAGGTGGCGCCGCCGGTGCCAGCCTCGCCGAGGCCGCGTGGCTGGACCACAAGCGGACGGCCCTGTCCGACCAGGCGTATCAGGCACAGCCCGCGCTGCGTCTGGTGACTGAGCTGCAGGACGCGAACCAGAGGCTGGCCCCGGTGCCGTGGACGTTCCGCCCGGTCTACAACGGTCCGGCCGCCGGCGGCGGCATGGCGCAGGGACGCCTGGACGGGCTGCCTCTGGAGGCCGCCCGTACGGCGATGGCCGGATGGGCGGGCGTCCTGGGCGCGGGCGAGGTCCACGAGTTCCGGTACCCGGCCCGCCAGGGCCTGCGTGGTTGGAAGCCGCCCCGCACCGAGCTGAATCTCTCGGCGTACGGCGGCGAGCGCGCCCTCGTCGAACTGTCCGCGCTCATCGAGGAGCCCGGGCCCGCGGACGACGCGTCCACCGCGATCAGCCCCGACGGGGGCGACGACCCGTGGCCCTAGGCGGCAAGCCGCCCGCCTGCGAGTGGCGCCGGATCTCGGTCCACAGCCTCACCTACGCGCGGCTCTACCCGTCCGGCTGGTGGTGCGACCGGCACGCGCCCCACACGTGGCCCACCCACCACCAGCCCACCCCCACCCCGACCGCCCAGGCCGCTGCCCCACCAGCACCGCGCACCGACAAGGAACCAGCGATATGAGCGCACCGGCCCATCCCCGCATCCCGACCCCTGGCGACCTCGCCCGCTCCCAGAACGCCCGCAACGCCACCCCCGCGCCCGCGCCGGTGGCGGATCCCGAGCACACCCGCACCCCGGACACGGTCCTCGAGGAGACAGCGGGAACGCCGGCGGTCGCGGCGGGCGAGGAGGCACCCGCGCCGCGTCCCATGTACGAACCGCGCACCCTGACCGCCAAGGAAGCGATCGCGCCCGGAGTGCTCGCCGACACCGAGGTCTTCCGCCGCACGTTCCGCTACGCCCTCACCACCAGCTCCCTCCCCGCGCACGCCCGCCTCGTCGCCTACGACCTGCTGTTTCGGGCGAACTTCATGAGCGGCCGGATCGGGGCACAGCACCAGCCCGACACCGCGCGGCTCGCCGAGGCCACCGGCCTCAGCGAGGGCCAGGCCAGTGTCGCGCTGCAGGTCCTGCACACCCGCGGCTGGCTTTCCTACCGGCCCGCCACCACCCGCCCGGACGGCACGAACACCCGACGCCTCTACGACCTGGTCATCCCGGCCCTGGACCTCGAGCGCGCCCGCGCCCGCCGCTACCTGCGCCAGCAGTAGCCCCACCGGCCAGCGGCCGCCATCCCGCGACGGGCGCCCCTGAGCCCGCGGCGGCCGCCCCTGCCGGGCCCCGCACCGCCATCCCCCAGTCGGAGCGGGGCCCGGCCCCCTTCATCACCCAACTACCCGCCATCTGCGAGGACTTCATGGACATCAGGATCACCGAGCCCAGCCGCTACTTCCGCGCCACCGGCGGCGGCGCCGGCCTCAACTTCGACCACCCCTGCGGCCACGGCGAACCGGCCATCTCCCTCCACCTGCTCTCCGGACACGGCGACGACAGCGACGACATCGCGATCCTCCTGCCGACCTGCGCCGCGCCCGCCCTCTTTGGCGCCGCCATCGCCTACTTCGAGGCCTGCCACGGCACGGCCGCGGGCGAGGAGTTCATGGCGGAGCTCCTCGCGGGCAAGGAGCGCGCCGCGCAGGTCCTTCAACAGCGGCAGGCCGACTACGAGGCCTCCGCGCAGGCCTGCTGCCAGGCCGGCTTCTTCACCCAGGGGCGCGAGCACACCTGCGGCAACACCTCGTGACCCGCTTCCTCGGCCTGCTCGCCACGGCCCTGACGCTCGCCGCCCTGATCACCGCCTGCACCACCCGCTGACCCCAGAAGGGACCCGATGTCCGCCGCCGCGCTCGCAGCCACACCGGCTGCACCGCACCCCCAGCCGCACACCGCGGCTGCCGGGGTGCGCCCGCGCGACGGCGGCCTCACGGTCCGCGTGCCTCTGCGCCTGGTCGTAGGCGTCCAGTACAGCGATGCTGCCCTGGCCGTCTACGTCAAGATCGCAGCCCTGGCCCTCCGCCCGGAGGGCTGCACCGCCAAGGTCGCCGTGCTCGCCGAGTACCTCGGCATGTCCAAGAGCGCAGCCGAGCGAGGCCTTCGCGCGCTCGCCCGCCCGGACACCGCGGATGGCCTGGTCGAAGTGCCGACCGTCCGGCGCACCCTGCGCGGCGGCCGCGGCCAGTCCGCCCACCGTGTGGTGCGCCCGCTCGCCGCCGGCGAGTTGTGGGTGCGCATCCCGGTCCGCGCCGCGGAGGCACTCACGCCCCGCCTGCTGCGCCTCTACGCGCTCCTCGCCTACGCCACCGCCCGCCGCATCCCCGTGACCGCCGCCGAGCTCGGCGAGATGCTCCACCACCACACCGGCCAGCGCGCCGGCGAGCACCTCGGCGAGCGCCAGGCCCGCCGCCTGGTCGACGACCTCGAGCTGACGGGCTGGCTCACCGTGCACCGCCGCGAGGGCGAGCAGGGCCGCCACGCCTACGAGACCCACCGCCACCCGCTCCACTCGATCCCGGCCGCGCCGAAGGCTGCGGCCCTCGAGGAGGCGGCCAAGCAACTCCCGCTGTGGGAGGCCGGGTCACCGGTCGTCTATGACGGATCGGGTCCGGGCGATCATGACGGATCCCTCGCGTCTAAGGAAGATCACCCAACTGACCGACCCGACAAGACGCAGCCCGATGGAGGGTCCCGCCGTAGGCGAGGTGACCGTAAGTGGGTCCCCGCTCCTGTGGACAACGCGAGCGGGATCGTGCCGGACACGTTCCGGCCGGACGCCGCTCGCGCTCCGCGCGGGACCCGCCCCGCCCCCGCCAACTCGAGCACTCCGTACGCCGGGCCCGAGCTGCGCTGGACCCAGCGCATCCACGAGAGCCTGACCCCGGTCCGCCACCTCCTCGACGACGCCAGCAGGTTCATGCTGCGCCGAGTCGCCCGCGAGATCGGCCGCCAGCTCGACGACGCCGCGCGCAACCTGATGACCCCGCAGCGGATGGCCGCCCGGATCGCCGCCCGCTACCGCGACGCAGCCGCCATCCGCGACGTCGGCGCCTGGCTCCTGGCCGTGGCCATCGTCCCGCGCGGCTGCGGGCTGCCGCTGTGCGAGGACGGCACCGTGTGGCCCACCGGCGAGCAGTGCGAGACCTGCGCCCACAAGCGGCAGATCACCAGCGAGCAGTGGCGCCAAGCCCGCGCCTGGGACGAGCGGCTCGCCGAGCTCGGCCGCACCCAGGAACTCGCGAAGGCCACCTACCGTCAGCGCTCGCGGGCCTGTGACGCCGAGGTCCTGGCCGTGGCCGCCGAGCACGGGCCCGCGGCCGCGCTCCACCGGTACGGCGTGCTGCGCGCGGCCGAGCTGCTGCGCGCCGCGTACGGCGAACTCCCCGAACTCCCTGCCCCTGCGCCTGCCGTGCCCCGGCCGGCACCTGCCGTCCCCGCCCCGTGCGTCATCGAGGAGGCGCCCATGCGCCACGACTACATGCCCGCCGAGTTTCGGTCCGCGGTCGGCCGGGCCGAGCTGACCGGGGCGCTCACGGTGGCCTGCCCTGTGCGGGGCTGCCTCGCCGATGAGGGCCAGCCCTGCACCAGCCCGCGCGGCCGTCGCCGCGCTGAACCGCATACCGACCGAACGGCCGCCGCCGCAGTGCGCGGAGAGGAGTCCTGATGCCGACTGTCCCGCACCCCACCCAGGGCGTGACCAACTGCACCCGGTGCGGCGCCCAGATCCGCTGGGCCACCGGCACTGGCTCGCTCAAGGGCCGGCGCATTCCGCTCAACGCCCTGCCGTCCCCGGCGGGCGGGTACGCCGCGCACACCACCGGGCTCGGCGGCCTGGTCGTGCGCCAGCTCGACGCCGAGCGGCCCGACGTCGAGCTCCTGGAATGGAAGGCGCTCGCGCACTGGGACTCCTGCACCGGCAACAACCAGCAGGCCACGTCCCCGCCGGCGGTGCCGAGGTCGCGGCCCGCCAGGCGCCGGCCCACCGTGCAGCCCCCGCTGTTCGGCCAGCAGAACCGGTGGGGCCGGTGAGAACCCGGTGACCGTCCGGGCCCTGCGCAATCTCCTCGCCGAGATCGACCGGCAGGGCGGTCCCGAAGCCGCCCGGCAGGGCCGACTCCACCTCCCCGACAAGGCGCCCACCGAAAGGACACCCCAACCCATGGCCACCGCACCCGCCCCGCGCCCGGCGCCACCCGCCCCGCTGACTACGGCCGCCGACGTCCGTCTCAAGACCGCACCGGGCTTCGAGCCCGAGGGCCTGTCCGTGGGGCAGCTGTTGAAGTGGGGCGACGAGCACCCCGATGCCGAGGTCCGGGACCAGGCCGCCCGCGGCCGCGCCATCCTCACCGGTCTGCGCCGGCGGCACGCCGCCGACGCCGAACTGACCGCGCTCGCCCTCGAGCGCGAGCAGCTGCAGAAGCGACTGGCGGAACTCACCGCCCGCGAGAGCGAACTTGCCCCGGCGAAGAAGACACGGAAGGCGGTCTCCTACCCGGCGGCAGAGGTCCGCGCCTGGGCGAGCGCCAACAACATCCCCTGCCCGGCCGTCGGACGTGTCCCGAAACCCGTGGTCGACGCCTGGCGCGAGGCCACCGCCCCGGCGGGCGGTGCCGGGTCGTGAGCGCGCCCGTCGAGTGCCCGATGTGCCACCAACCCACGCGGTCCGCCGCCGCGCGCGAGCGGGGCGGGATCGGCGGCCGCTGCTGGCGCAAGCTCCGGCCCGACCAGCGAGCCGCTCTACGGCAAGACCCGACCCGCATCCGCGCCATCCTCACCCGTCCCGTGCCCACGGCCAACGGCCAACTCCCCCTGGAAGAAGAGGAGTCCAGCCAGTGAGTAGCAAGACCACCACCGCGCGGCCGTGCCCGTGCTGCAGGCAGCCCAGGGGCGCGGCCAAGTACCTCTGCTACGCCTGCTGGGGCAACTTGCCCGGCCCCGCGCGTTCGGCCCTTTCCCGCCGGGACAGCAAAGCCCGTGACCGCCTGCAGGAGCTGTACCGACAGGTTGCCGCCGGCGTCCCGCTCGCCGAAATCCAGGTGACGCCGTGACCACGTATCAGCGCGTCGCTCTGGCCTGCCGCACGGCTGCCCTCGCCGCTGCCGGCGGCACTGTCTGGACGGTCACACGCCATGAGTGGGTCCTCGCGGGATTCTTCGCCTGGGGTGTCTTCTTCCTCGTCTTCCTCGGCGGCCGCTGCCAGAAAGTCCATGTCGTCGACCGGGCCCGGCACGAGCGGGCACGGCGGGCCGCATGCACCGATGCGGCAGTGCTCGCTGCACCGCTGCCGTGCTGCTCGTTCTGGCGGCACTCCGGCGGCGCCGTCCACGGCCCCGACTGCACCCGGCCGCCCGAGGCCCGCTACGTACGGGACGGCCTGCCGCTGGACGACGCGGAAACCGCCGCGTTCGACGCGATCACCGCCCACACCCCGAAGGAGCACTGAGTCATGCACGACCCGATGACCGTCGCGTTCGAGATCCGATCGCCCTGGCCCAAGCGCGCAGTCTGGATGACCGGGCAGGCCGCCCGCGACGGTGTGCGCTGGCGGGCGGGCGGCGCGTTCTGGGTGCTCGCCGGGCACGGCCTGTACTTCCCCAGCCTGATCACCGTCTGGCACCGCGAGCCTGGCAGCCGCGACAGCCTGACCGTGTGCGGCAAGCGCGTACAGCGCAAGGACGGCACCTGGCGCTACACACGCGGCTGGCGGTGGCACATTCACCACTGGCGCATCCAGATCCCACCCCTCCAGCTGCTGCGCCGTCGCCTTCTCACCCGCTGTGCCTGGTGCGGCGGCCGCTCTGTGAAGGGCGATCAGGTCAACATCTCTCACCAGTGGAACCGGGCCCGCGGGCACTGGTGGCAGGGCGAACGCGGCCTGTTCCACCAAGACTGCTCGCTCATACAGCGCGCCCACTCCACCTGCACCTGTCTCATGCCGCTCCTGGACGAGCGCACTTACGGCCGCTGCTCGCGCTGCACCAAGCCCCGTCCGTACGGCACCACGCCCGAGCGCGTCGCCCACTACCGCGACCTCACCGCCATCCCCGCCGGCCAGCGCGAACTCCCCACGGAGGACTGAGTCATGCCCGAGACCCGCTGGAACGGCGAGCTGTGCACTGCACGCCGCATCACCGCCATCGTCGCGGACAACGGGGCCTTCCCCCTGTACTGGGCCCGCCACCTCGTCGGCACCCGCCGCAGCATCGTCGAAGTCACCTACGGCAGCAGCACGTTCTACCTCGACGACGAGGACGGCTCGGGCTGGAACAAGGTCACCCACGGCGGCTCACCCCACTGGGCACACAGCAACATCACCATCGCACCCGACAGCATCCAGCCCCGCTGCGGCCACGCCGAGCCCGACGAGGCCGCAGCCTGCCGCCACATGCACACCCGCACCTGCCCGCCGTCGTACAACGGGCCGTGCGGCGAGCGGCCCTGCGCCCGCTTCGAGTCCGACGACCCCACCCCCTGGCAGCACACGGGGGGCGACCTCGAGCGGGTGCGCGAGACGTGCCAGGGCGTCCGTGCCCGTCGCGGCCCCGGCGGGATGATCAACGCGACGCAGATCCTCGGGCTGCTCTCGCTCACCTGGCCGGACGGCAACTACGAGGCCCCGGCCGTAGGGGACGGCTCATGACCGTGCCGCACAGTCGGCGGGGCCCGCACCCGCAGATGGTCATCCTCGACGAGGTCCACGTCATGCCCCTCACGCAGATCGAGGGCCTTGAGGTGGGTGAGGCCAGCTTCGGTATCAAGGACGTGGCCTTCGAGTGGCCCCGCCAGTCCGGCAAGCACGCCTGGCGGCAGGCGATGTCCGGCGCGATCACCGTCCGCTTCCCGACTACACAGGCCATGTCCCGGGCATTCGCCGCCCTGCTCGCCGCCGACCGCGCCCGCCAGGACCGGATGCTGCAGCACCTCGCCACCGACCTCGGCATCCCCGCGTCCCTCGCCCGCGAGCAGTACGACGACGTCGTGCGGGTCCTCGAGACGACTGGCATCGCAGACGGCTACGGCCTCCTCACCGTCCCCCAGCCCGTGCGGCACGCCCCTGCGGTCCCGACCTCCTGGCGGTGGACATGACCCGGCTGTACCTCGTGCGCACCGAGCCCGTCGAGCAGGTCGCCGCGCACCCCGACACGATGTCCCTCCTTGTCCAGGCCCTCGAAAGCGCCCAGAGCCAGATCCTTCCGGCGTCGCCCACCGCGCGGATGCCGAGCCTGTTCGACCTCCCGCTCGTCCCGGACGACACCGTGCCACGCGACGTGATCAGCCTCCGCCCTCACCCTCACCGCTACTTCGCCCCGCTCCCGGAGCCGACCAGCCGGTGACCGCTCCACCCACAACGCACGCCCAGCAGGAAGGCGGACCCGATGATCTGCACCCTGTGCACCAAGCACTACATCGAGCACGGCAGTCTCTGCCCCGACTGCACCCGCACCACCCTGGACCATCTCCATCGGCTTCCGCGTATGTGGGCGGCCCTCGAGGCGTGGCTCACCCAGGGCGCCACCGGCCCCGCGCAGTACGGCGGCCGCGTCCGCCGCGCCGAGGCACCACTCCCGCTCTCCGAGGAGGTCCTGGACCTGCGCGCCGCCGGAGGGATCGTCGGCGTCCTCGAGGACTGGCACTCCGCGGTCTGCGACGCACGCGGGCTGCCGGCCCCGGTCCGAGCAGCGTCTCTGCACAGCCGCATCACCGCGGCGGCCGCCGCACTCGCGAACCAGATCCACTTCATCGTCCTGTGGGAGCAAGGCGGCCAGCTCGCCCGGGAAGTCGCCCGCCTGGTCGACCGCGTCCGCAAGGTTGTCCAGCCCGGCCGCGCCCTCGATGAACCCCCCGAGCCCACCTACCTCGGTCGGTGCGTCGCCGCCGTCGACGAGGACGGCACCGCGTGCGGACACCGCCTCTACGCGGACATGACCCGCACCGTGCAGTGCAGCCTCTGCCTGTGCCTCTACCCTCCCGACACCTGGCTGGCCCTGCGCCACCTCCAGCCAGGCGATGCACAGCCCGTACCACTCGACGAGCCAGCCCTCGATCCCGCAGCCTGACGCCCGAACGGCCGCCCGCCATCGCGCAGGGCGGCCGGCGTCGTCAGCTCCCACAGCCTGACCAGAGTCAGTCAGTCCCCGTTGTCGCTGGCTCAATGACCGGGGGCTCTGTCTCCTCGCCCGGCGCCACCAACCTTGCCCCGGTTGGCGCGACCGCCGCCTCCAGCGTCTCTCGAATTGCCCGAGCGTTGAAAGCCACTCCCAGGTTCAACTCCTGAGCCATCCTGACGTGTGGTGTAGCCGCCACCTCCACAGGCAGGAGCGCCTCGCGGAGCATCGTCCTCGCGATGATGCCGACGAGGACGAGGCGATCGCCCACGACCATGTCGCCAGCAACTCGGTAGATGCCGTTGGACAACAGGAAGACGGGGCTACCGCTACTGCCACCGAACACAGAACCGTCGACGAGAAAGGCTGGCTCTCCGCCCATATCCAGATCGAGCGGAGTAGCTGTGATCCCCCGCCGCACGATGGGTGTGAAATGCTTGGGGTCGCGGTGGCCGCTCGGGTACCCAACGAAGGTGATCTCTTCGATCGCGTCCGGCTCGAAATTGGGCATCTCCGTCGACAGGGTTCCCGTCTGGAGAGTTTTCACAAAGCACTGCTCAACGATCTGCGCCCACAGCGGGCCAAGCGCAACCACGGCCACATCCACGGCAGGGTCTGGGTGACCAATGACGCTCTCGGGCTGCAGCCCGACTTGCACCTCGCGGCCGAGATCCGGCTCGTCGGCGCCCTGCTTCCTCCCAATGAAGTGCGCCGTCAGGGCCGCCGCATCTGCAACTACGTGCTTGTTGGTCACGAGAGCCGGGTACGACCTGTTTCCGTCCAGCTGCGGGCGCATGAGAAATCCCGTCCCAGTCGTAAAGCCGCCTGCAGTCGTACGCCGACTGATGAGAACTGTGCAGAACAGCAGCTGCCTACCGATCGTATTCACGTTCATTGGCGCAGCTTCGCATCCGCACTATTGATTACCGGCTGGTTCGCAAAAATACACTCAGGCGACGTCGGCTCGACGTGCTCGGTGATCGGCCGCGCGGCGCCTATTAGTCGAGGATGCCCAGGGCTGTGTCCGGCCGACACTGCGGGCACGCATCGACGCCCTCGACGAGCGCGCGCACCGCTTGGTCCCGCTTCACGCCCTTGGACCGCGAACCCGCGTTCCAGCAGTCGCCTACGTGCACGTACACGGCGTGGTGGCGGGACAGGCCGCGCTCGATGAGCCAGTCCGGCGCTGGCGGCCGCGCCGCGATGCCCCGCTGCCGCTCGGCCTCGCGCTTCTCCTCGTCCGCGATCCACCGGCGGGTCCGCTCCAGGTCCCGTACCTGCACGCGTTCCAGGAAGCGGAGCAGCGCGAGTTTCGTGGGGCCGGAGTCGTTCACGTGTTCGATTCTAGGAGGTAGCGTGGCCCGCGCATCCCGAGGGGCACAGGAGGCAACGTGGACCGCATGGACGTCGAGGAGCTGCTCAGGCTGCACGTCGTAGACGGCGCACGCCTGGATCCGGCGCCGCCCGAGACCGGCGACCGGCTAACAGATGACCCCAAGGTGAGGGCCCGGTTCCGCGCGGACGCATGGCGACCGTGCTGCGTGTGCGGCACGGACTACCGCACCTCCCGCGTGGTCGACTTCCCCGGGTACGGGCACCGCTGGGTGGATCTCTGCCGGGACCATTCGCTCGCCGTTATGAAGCCAGCGTTGCCGACCATGCCGACCACCGTGGAGGGGGCGTTCGCGGACATCAGGGAGGTCGCGGCCAAGCTCGGACTCACGATGCGGCCCGTCAGCCATGAGGAGTGGCTGGAGATGGGGCGCGAAGCAAGGCGCCGCCGTGAGCAGTGACCCGGAGCGCTTCCTCGTTGCGGTGTCGTCCGCCGGCCGTACGGTCATGCGCGGCTGGTGGGCCGACGAAGCGGTGGCGCGCGGCAAGTTCCGCGACTGGATCGGCAGCCACCGGGACCTCACCGAGCCGCGCTTCACCCTCACCGACGAGGCGGACGGCACCCTGTTGACGGGCTGGCCGGACGAACCGCGGCCGCCTGGCATGCTGACGGCATGACCCAGGATCACAGTGAGACCGGCACGCCCACAGCCTCGGACGAGCAGGCCGCCGAGGAGTCGGCCGGCGGCGAGGAACTCCTCCCTCCGGCCGCGTCCGACTGGGACCCCGAGGTCGACGCGTACCGAATCTCGAGGGCCTGAGACTGCGACCCGGCAGCCGGGTTCTGGATGCCCACGACCACCGAGCCGGGCGAGCACACGATCGACGCGCAGTCCGCCGAGGTCAGCAGTCGTTCACGTGCCCCTTCTTGCACTGGACGTAGGTGATACCCAGCAGCTTGTTGACGTTCGAGACATCCACCGCCATCGCAATGAGTTCTGCGATCGAGTTTCCGTTGACCCGCGTCACCATCGTCCTAGTGTTGATCACGACCTGCTTTCGCGTTGTGCCGCAGTCGTCACACCACGCCCGAACGACAGTCCCCACCTTGGCCATGCCGCTAGTCCTCTCACGTCGCCTGGCGAAAACCGTCTCATTCACGCCGTAGGTCAGACAATCAGCCCAACTGAATGGGTCTGACCAGATTCACTCCGCCTGATGACGCTGCGCGTGGGGCGATGCGTCGTAGGCCAGGCCTCTCGGCGGCCCGAACTCCTCCTGCAGCTTCAGGAGTTCGGCATGCACCTCGTCGGCGGTGCGTTGCTTGTTCACGAGTCCTTCGAAGGTGTGTGCCACGTGGAGGGATCCTAAGGCGGGCATAGCTGAGCCCCTGCCGTGACCCGCCCGGCAGGGGCTCGCCCCGCGGTCACTCCTCGGCCGCGGAGGGCTTTCCCTTCAGGTCCGTCCGCCAGCCGGGGCGCGTGATTCGCTGCCGGAAGTACGGGGCGGCGAGCCGATAGTCGACGGCGTTGGAGCTGCCGATCTTGACCACGGGTGGGAACTCCGGATCCTCCCGCGAGATTTTTGACAGCCGCTGATGGGAGATCGTCTCGACGATCCCGTCAGAGACAAGTCTGCGCGCAAGCTCACGGAACGACACCATGTCCGGCCCTCCTTCGGCCTCGGCCATGGGAACCATCCTGTCTGACCTTGTTGCCACGTGGCAACAAGGACGCTACTTTGAAACCGGCACAACGGAAAACCCCTCGCCCCATGCGGAGTTGCACCTCCGCAGGTCCGGGGCGAGGGGGGACCCGTTCCCAGCGATCAAGAGAGCAGGTCCGCCATGGAGCGTACCCAGACCCTGGACCCGGGCGAAGTCCTCGCCCACGTCCTCTCCAAGCCGCCCCTCGCCGCCCAGTACCTCAGCGAGGTCGCCTACCAGCTGAACCGCACCCCACACGCGCCGCTCACCCTGGACAGGTGGACCCTCGCCACGGCGAACGGCATCTACCGCTTCCTGCGCGAGCACCCCCTCGCCGTCGTCGGCGACGTCGTCGCCAACGCGGTCCGCGTCCTGCCGCCCCTCACCGACGGCGTCACCTGCACGACGTACGCCCGCCTGCTGATCGAGGCGGCCGACCGGCGCCCCCCGATCACCCAGCCCAGCGACCAGCAGCCCACGGCCGCGGTCCCGACCTGCCCCACGTGCGCGCGCACCTTCGAGGACTGCACCTGCACCGGCCACGCCCTGCTCGTCCGCAGGATGCTGTCCGCGATGGCCCGCCGCTGCGAGACGAACCGGCCCGACGAGCCGATCACCGCCATCGGCCGGCACGCACTCATCCAGGCGACCACCATGGACCCGGTCCTCACCCGCGCCCTGCGCACCCAGGCCCCGGAGATCACCGGGCAGGTCATCCGCCGCGACTACGCCGCCCAGCTCCGCACCATCGCGGGGGCCCTGGCATGAGCGGCTACACGCCCGACGAGATCGCGGCGGCGGCCTCGCTGCGCGCCGACGCCCGCGCTCGCATCGACGACATCAGCGCCCGCACCGAGACCGCGACCACGCCCGAGGAGCACACCGCCCTCGGCCGAGAGTCAGCGAGCGCGTGGGGCGACTACAAGTCGGCCGGGTTCGTCCTCACCGAGGGGGCCGACTCGTGAGCGAGCAGCCGAAGACCCTCGTCGTAGCCGACGCGAACGCCACCGTCGACGAGCTCCTCGCCAACGCCGCACGGGACCTCGCGACCGCCGTCGACGCCCGTGTCCAGCTCGAGCAACAGGGCGGCACCGGCGTCCGTGAGGGCATCCTCCCCGGCGGTGACAGCTGATGAGCCAGCGCTGGCCGGACAAGCCCGTCGTGCAGTTCACCGACGAGGAACTTGTCACGTCGATCGAGCGCCACCAGGGCGACCTCGACCCGGTGACCCGGGACATCGTCCGCTCCTGTGAGCGGGAGTGGGAGCGCCGCCGCGGACTCCCCTCCATCGACCGCGAGTAGCCCCCCCTGACCGGCCGTCCCCGCACACGCCCCCGAGCGGGGGCGGCCACCCCCCACCCCTCTTCTTGGAGTCCTCCGTGTTCCTGGACCAGCCCTTCGCGTGGACGGCCGACCACTGGCCAACCGTCGCGGCCGCGGGCGTCCTCACCCTCCTCCTCGTCGGCCTCGCCGCCTACATTGCCCACCGCACCGGCGGCGCCGTCCTCACCGCGGGAATCGGAGCGCTCGTCGGCACCGCCTTCTCCTCCGACACCTCCTGGCGGTTCGCCGGCCACCGGCTCGGCATGACCGACACCGAGCGCCTGGGCCTGTTTGCGGCAGGCGAGATCGCCCTGATCGCGTGCGCGGTCATGGCCCGCGCCAACAAGAAGGCCACCGCCACCGACACCGAGGCCGGCACCCCGGGTGTGCCCGGGGTCCTTGTCTGGTGCATCACCGGCGTGCAGCTGGTGCCGGCGTTCGCCGAGTCTGGTTTCTGGGGCGGCCTCATCCGTTCCACCTTCGGCCCGGTCATGGCCGCCCTGCTCTGGCACCTGGCCATGGGCCTGGAGATCCGCGTCGCCAAGCCGGAGGCCCTGTCCACCGGACTGCCCGCGCAGATCGGCCACGAGCTGCGCGAGCGGCTCCTGTCCCACCTCGGCCTCGCCGTTCGCGGCCGCACGGCCGCCCAGGTCACCCGAGACCGGGCCACCGCCCGCGCCGTACGCCTCGCCTCCCGCAATCACCTCGGCTTGTGGGGGCGCGCCGCACTCAAGGCATCCGTCGCCCGCTCCGGCGCCGCCACCGACGCCGACCAGCGCCACCGGCTCCTGCAGCTGCTCGCCGCCCGCCGCGGCGCCGCCGAGCTGCGCACCGTACCCGTCACCTCGCCGTGGGTACCTCAGCCCGTACCCGAGGCGTACCCGGCGACCCCGCTCGGCGTGACCGGCGCCGAGCTACGGCGCATGGACCCGCTCGACGCCGTACTCACGATCAGTGCCGCGCACCCGGACGCCACGGACGCGGAGCTCGCGTCGCTGTCCACCGAGTACGGCGTACCCGTCTCCGAGGCCCAGGTACGGGTAGCGCTGCACGCCGTACCCGCGCCCGTACCCGAGGCACAGCAGGCCCCGGAACCCGCCCAGGTACAGCAGCAGGCGCCGGCCATCGCGCTGTTCGCCGCCCCGGCCGAACTGCCCGCCGTACACCAGGCCGTACCCGACACCATCAAGTACGCGTATCAGGCCGGTGGCCTGCACCTCGACGTCACTACCGAGGCCGAGGTACGCCGCGAACACGCCTGCGCCGTACCCGCCCAGATGATCCGCCCGCCCCGTACCCGCACCGAGGTACACGCCCGCGTACCCGACACGGCCGGCGGCCTCGAGGACCCCTTCACGTTCATCCGCCGCCGCGCGGCCGAGGAGCGGGCAGCCCGGTCCGAACAGCCCCGTACCCGCCCCGTACCTCAGCGCGTACCCGTACCCGAGGTACAGGACCCCGCCGCCCCCGCGCACCCGAGTACGGCGAGTACGTCGCCCGTACCCGGCGTACCTGAGGACCTCTTGGAGCGTGCCCGCCGGGTCGACGCCGCCCACCGCCTCGCGCATGGCCGGCCCGCGCCGATCCGGGTCCTGAAAGCCGAGCTCGGCGTAGGCCAGCCCAAGGCCGAGCTGCTGCGCGACGCCCTCGCCACCACCCTCATCCACTGACCGGAGTCCGCCATGCTGCTCATCACTCTTCTTGTCCTGGCCGGACTCGCCCCCGGCGTCGCCACCGCGTGGTTCCTGCGCCGCCACGGCCGGCTCATCTCCCTGCTGGCAGGGGCTGGAGTCACGGTCGCCCTGCCGTTCCTGCTGCTGGTCACGCTGGTCGCGGTGCCCCCGCTCGGGTTCGCCCTCGGCCTCCTGGCCGCCGCCGCTGCGCTCCGGGCAGTCGATGACGGCCGGGTCTGGGTCGCAACCGCGTGGGCCGGCGTCGCGGTCGTCGCGATCAGCTGCGCGGGATGGTCGCTGTGAGCGGCCCAAAGAAGCCGATCACGCCGACCAGGGTGATACCCGCGTCGGCACCCCTGCCGGCTCCCGTTAGCCCTCCGCCGCCGCCCGCACCTCCCGCACCACCACCGCCTCCACCGCCTCCGGACTGGTGGCGTTCGGCGCCCACCCCGCCGCCCGACCCCGTGCCGGCCGACGTGCACGTCCACGTCGCTGTCGACCTGGGCGGCCCTGCGGAGCCGGACCCGGAGCCACCGTGGTGGCGGCGCATCCGCTGGGGCTACCACCTGCTGATGATCCTCGCCGCCTTCCCTGCCAGCGGCCCATGGGCCTGGGTCCTGAACGACGTCCGCGCCGAACAAGGCCTGAGCGCGGCGTGGGTGATGGCCGCGTTCGTCTGGGCGCTCATCGCGGTCTGGGACAACGTCTGCAGGATCCGCGCCCAGGAGGCACACCGAGAGGCGTGGCTGCCCAAACTGCGCGCCGCGATCGCCCGCTGGCTGCTCTACGCCGTGATCACCGCCACCGCGCTCACCCTCCCCCTGACCACCGCCGTCTTCTGGATCACCGGAGTCCGCACCCCATGACCACCATCACTGTTGCTGCAGGAGTCGACCAGTTCACCGCTGTCGGCGTCACCACTGCAGGCTTCGCCCTTGGCCTGGCCCTGCTCGGCGCCGAGCACTGGCGCTGGTACCGGGGAAGCGGAGGCGCCGCCGCCCCCGCCGGCGGGAAAGGCAAGGGCGCGCCCGTGGCCGCGGCCAAGAGCCTCGACCCCAAGGCCATGATCGCGTACTGGTTCGGCCTGGCCTGCGGCATCCTCATGGTCGCCTGCCCCGGCGGGCTGGCCCGCACCGTCTCCGAGGTCTTCCGGTGGGCGGGCAACGGCATCGGCGGCCTGGCCATGAGCTGGATCACCGGGCAGCAAGGCGCCCCGCTCGCGCAGGGCGGTGCCCCGCAGGTCGACGGGTTCGGCGCTGTCCTCGTGACCGCCCTGTTCGTCTCCCTGTTCCTGCTCCGCAAGGTGATCCCCAAGACCAGCCGCGGCAAGTGGTGGAAGGGCGTCTTCACCTCGAGCCTGCTGTGCATCACCACCGGCACGGCCGCAGTGATCGCCTCAGCCGTCGTGATGGGCACCAACGACCTGTCGCGCATGGTCATGGACGCCGTAGCCAAAGGGACGCTGGCATGAGCGCGCCGACAAGCCGCGAGTGGCTGCGTACGGCCGCCGACCGCATCGCCATCGGCAGCCAGCGCCTGCTCACCCGGTCCGTCGGCCGCGTTGCGAGGGCAGCGAAGACGCGCGTCGAGCGCCTGCCGTGGTGGGTGCAGCTCGGCCTCGCCTTTGTCACGCTGCTCCGCGGCCCGGGCGTCCTCGCGCGGCTGGGCGACCGGGTGCACGAGCGGGTGGAGTCCGGCGCCTGGTCGGGGTTCCTCGCCGTGTCCGCGATCGTGTGGGTCGTGGCCGCGTACCGGGCCGGCCAAGGCGAGGACGTCCCACAGGAACCCCCTGCTGCCGACGAGGCGGAGCCGGACGAGGCCGACGACGCTGAGCCCGCAGCCGTCGAGCAGCGCCCCGGCCCACCGCCCGTGTCCCCAACGGCGCTCATCGCCGCGGTCCGTGACGTCGGCACCCCGCACGCACAGCTCAAGCCCCTCGCCGAGCACCTCGGCACGACCACCGACGCCGTGCGCGCCTCCGCGGCCGGGCTGGGCTGGACCGTGAAGGACGTGCGGATGCAGGGCCGTTCGGCGTCGGCCGGGCTGCGCTGGGACGAGGTCCCCTCCCCGCCCCCTCTCGACCCCTCTCCGAGTGTCGTCGGTGCAGGTCAGGCCGCCGACGACAACGACGACGACAGGGTGCGCGCCGTCCTCGTCCGAGACCGGGAGAACCCCGTACGCACACACGTCGTGTGGCGCGACCAATAGACCCCGGGGCGGGCCGCCCCGACTGCCAAGAAGACGCGGCCCGCCCCGGTCCACCCATCCCGAACATGAGACAGGAGACCGCCAGAATGGCACGCGAAAAGACCGGACCCGAGACCCAGGCCCTGCGCAACCTCGTCGACAGCCTGCCCAAGCAGATCGTCGAGTGGACGCCCGAGCAGCGCCAGCAGTACAACACCCAGTCCAACACCGCGATGCGCGAGCAGAACGGCATCCAGCAGCCCGAACTCGGCTGAGAGGATCGACCTCATGAGCGAGCGTGTGAACGTCAAGGTGCTGCTGGTGGTCGGCGACCAGGCGGAGATCGTCGCCGACGTCCGGCCCGAGGAGCGCGACGAACCCGAGCGCTACCCAGCCGAGGAGATCGCGGCGGCGGTCGGCCTCGAGGCCGCGCAACTGCCCGGTAAGCGGCTGTCGGCCGACGTCGGCGGTGACGGCCGGTTGTCCGGCTGGCAGCTGGGCTGACCGCCCGGTGTACGGCCCTGGTCCTTCGTGGACTGGGGCCGTTTCTCCGGCCACGGGTGTTGCAATCCACTACTTCAGTGCTGTAAAGTACTACTCAAGAGGGAGGGGCCGCGAACCCCGAACTCCGATCCATCTCAACTCAACAGTGGAAGGACAGTCACATGGCTGACCGTGAGGACGAGATCATGGAGGGCCTGGCCCACTCGATCTCATTCATCTACACGATGTTGGTCGACATCTGCGGGGCACTTCCCGTGCGCATCGGCCTCCCGGCCGACCAGCACATCCCCGCATCGGACGCAGTCCCCGCCATCAAGCGGGTGTCCGAAGTCGCCCACGACCAGCCCATGGGTGAGCTCCAGACGATGCAGCTGTACAGCGGCTGCATTCACCTTCTGGCAGCCATCGACCTCTACGCACTCTGCGCGTCGAGGTACGAGGACACCCGAGCCGAGGGTGCAGGAGTGAACCTCCTGCACGCAGAGCAGGAGTTGAAGTCGCTGGCCCTCTGGCTGGTGATCAACGAGGCCGACTGATCCAACACCGCCCCCGGCATCCAGCCGGGGGCGGCACCCACTGAAGACGCGAGACCGGCGAGGGCCAGGCCGAAGCCTTCAGCGCCTGCGCGCTGTCGCGAAACCCTCGCCGGTCGGATCCATCCCTCACACAGGAAGGACAGAACACCGATGGTAGACCGCACCCGCAGACTGCCCGAGACCGTCGAGGAGATCGCCGCCCGCACCGGACGCCCCCTCAGCACGGTCAAGAACACGTGGCGCCGCCACCCCGACTGGCCTGCACCCCTGCCGGAGAAGCGCGGCCGCTGGGTCCAATACGACCCCGCTGCGGTCGACGCGTTCCTGCGCGACCACGTCGACCGCCAGGCCGTCGAACTCGAGCCCCGACGCCTCTACACCGCTCAGGACCTCGAGGCCGCTGGCATCGGCATGAAGGCCGGCACCATCCGCGCCGATCTCACCCGACGCCGCTGGCCCGAACCCGACGACACCAGCGACGGCGTCAACCGCTGGTACGGAGCCACCGTCACCAAGGCCCTCGACGGGCGTCGTGGCTACCGGCGCACCAGAGAGGGGTGACCAGCCTCAACGCCCGAACAGGGACCTTAGCTTAGCCCTGGCTCATCGCACTGAACTGCGAAAAGAATAGTTCTCGGAATAATTGACAGCAGTTTATTAAGTCGGCACGATGCTCCTGTGACCCAACCGATCACGGCCAAAGAGGCCAAACAGGTACTGTCCCCGCACCTAAAAACGATCAGCACCTGCATCGAAGACGCCTGGAAGCGCTGGCGCGCTTTGGTCGACGGCGATGCAGAGCTCGGCCTGATCCTGAGCAACCGTTCGCGGGCGAGCATCGTGCACGACTGCATTCGCCACGAAGCCAGGATGGCCTTCTACAAGAGCGACGACGTCCACGTGAGCGAGAAGAGGGGCGTCACCCTGCTCACGTTCAGCGACAAGATCGTGTTGCGGTTCAAGAAGTTCCGCGACGACAAAATGCGCATCAGCGGCATTCCCACCCAGCAGAGCCAGAACTTTGCGGCACAGACTCTGCCCGGCATGGAAGAGCTCACCCATCTGGTGGCGGGCTATCTGCCTGACGACGCCGGAATCGGTCTCCACCTGGCGGCGATCACATGCAGCCTGGACGATGATCAGCTTTGGGTGCTCGACCTGGACCTCGGGTTCGAGGCGGTGCCCGCTATCCCGGTCCCGATCACAACTGGTCAAGACCAGGCAGATACGATCGTGCGCCCCAAGACCGACGGGGACAAAGCTCAGGCGGCATCGGAGGAGAGGTAACAGATCATGAACCCGCGCCTACTTCAGCTTGCGCGGGAGTCACGCGGACTTTCCCAGTCCAAGCTGGCCAGCCTGGCCGGCATGTCGCAAGCAGCACTGTCCAAGGCGGAGAACGGCCTGAGCACGCTGTCTCCCGACAAGCTGGCCACCATCGCGGACGTCCTCGGCTACCCCGAGGAGCTCTTCGACTGGCCGGACGAACCAGTTGGACTCGGCCCTTCCGGCTTCTACCACCGCAAACAGTCAGGTCTCGGCAAGACCTCACTCCTGCGTATCGAAGCAGACATCAATCTGCTTCTCATGCAGGTACGGCGGCTCGAAGCCAGCGTGGAGATCGACCCCCCGCATCGCCTGCCTATCCTCGATATCGATGAGCACGAACCGGAGGAGGCGGCCGCCAAGGTACGAGCAAGCTGGCTCATCCCTGACGGCCCTGTGCCCGATGTGATCCGCGCTGTTGAACGAGCCGGAATCGTCGTCGTGCGCAGGGACCTGGAGACACCCAAGATCTCCGGTCTCAGCGTGCGGCCGCCGAACGGACTCCCCGTGATCATTCTCAACACGGGGATGCCGCCGGCGCGAGAGCGCTTCACCGTGCTCCACGAACTCGGACATCTGGTCATGCACCAGATCCCGTCAGACGACGGAGAACGCGAAGCTGACCGCTTCGCGGCCGAGTTCTTGATGCCCGCCCGGCTGATTGGCCCGTACCTGCCCGGGCTGACCATCCAGCGCGCCGTCCAGTTGAAGCAGTACTGGAAGGCGTCCATGGCCGCGATCATCCGCACCGCGCATCGCCTGGGAAAGATCGACGACCGCAAGTACAAGAGCCTGCAAGTACAGATGTCTCAGCTCGGGTACCGCCGAGACGAACCTGCTGAACCGGCTCCAGAGAACCCGCGCATCCTCCCGAGCATGATCGACCTGCACCGCGGCGAGCACGGCTACTCAGACTACGAACTGGCAACAGTTGTCGGGCTTCGGCTTCCTGAGTTCCGCGCCGAATTCGGAGCAGCTCGCGGCCTGCGTGCCGTCTGACTCCACTCCTCACCCACCGCCACAGCAACTCGTGAACATGGTCGGCCCCACCAGCCTGGTGGGGCCGACTTCGCTGGACCGCCCGAAAATCCGGGCACACTGTGGGCAAGGCCCCGTGGCGCCACCCCCGTCGCGGCAGGGCCTATCGGTGACCTACGACGAAGGCGTAGGGGGCACTTCCACAAGCTCTCCGTACGAATCGCGCTTCCACCGGATGCCGTTGCTGTCCGTGAAAAAAGCGGTGGGCCGGTTCTCGTACATAGCCCCCACTGGCCACGATTGAGACACGAAGAGCAGTTGTCGGTACGGCCCCAGCACGGGCGCTGGCCGAGGTGACCGGTCGCCCGGCGTTTCGTCCGGCCCAACCAATTCGTACGCGTCGACTGCGATGTACGCCGTCCCGAAGCGGACCTCGACGTCGTAGATGGAAGCGTCACTGTCGTTGGCGATCTTCACGCCCCACCTATCTGGGTCACCGGGATTGCCCTCGTCGTCTGGGAGGCCACCGGACATCACCGCGGCCAGTCGCACCTGCCGGGCCTGCGCCCACTTCCGATCCTCGGCAGCCGCCCGAAGCTCGGCACGCTCGAGGGTGAGCGTCGCCGACTGCTCTGCGATGAACGTCCGCTGCTCGCCGATCTGTTCACGCTGGCTTTTAATCGTCAGGTACGCGAAGAGAGCAGCGCCGCCCGCGAACACCGCGGCAAGCCACGTGGGTACGTCGCCCCAATTCACTGAACTCACAGGCGAACCGTAGATCGCCCGCCCTGCGGCCGCCACCAGTCGGTCACAACCCGGACACACCACCCACCACGGGCACCTCCGGCAGCACATGATGCCCCCTCAGCACACAAACGCATGGGGAGACCATGAACGCCCGTACAGCCGCCTGCACCACCCTGCTCGCCCTCGCCGCACTCACCGCACTCACCGCACTCACCGCACTCACCGCAGGATGCAGCGGCAACAGCAGCGACGACGCCAAGAGCACGCCGAGCAAGACCACCAGCCCGTCACCGGCCGCCGCGGCCGCTGCATCACCCAGCGCGACCCCTGGGCCCCTCACGGTCGGGGCCGGCAGCAAGTGGTCGGACACCGACCTCGACGGAAGCCCCGTCAGCGGCACCACCACGGTCCTCAGCTACACACAGCCCGCCAAGGACGTCGAACTCCCCAAGGACGCCGCGGACTTCGCCAACCCGGAATGGGCCATCCTCGAGATCAAGGTCAGCGCCGACGCCACCAGCAGCACCTTCAAGACCTCGCAGGGCCCTTGGTCCCTCAGCTTCCCCGACGACACGCTCCTCGACGCCCCCGGCCTGAGCGGCGGCGGCGTACCCAAGCCCGAATATCCCGTCGACGGCGCCTCCGTGAAGGCCGGCACCTGCCTACGCGGGAAGATCACATTCTCGGTCGAGAAGGGCACACGCCCCACGCAGATCATCTACGCCCCCGAGAGCCGCGAACCCGTCGAGTGGGCCGTACCCAAGGCATGAGCCTCCAGCGGCGCGCGGGAGTGACGCATTCGTGACACCCGCCCCGCGCGCCCCACAGCAAGCCCACCGCTGGGGCCGGCCTCCTCGACATCACGGTCGGCGACCCGAGCGTCGACACAGCCGAGATGGCGCAGTACCTGTTCGACGCCAGGTGCTGACACCGGCCCCGCCGCCAGATGGGGCCTACTCATCCTCCCCGCACGCGTCTACGCCCCTGACGCCGCGGGCGGCGCCTCCTTGAGCTTGCCGTTCGAGTCCAGTGCCCAACGGACGCCGCTGTCGTCTGTGAACGAGATCTCGACGAACCCAGTCAAGCCAGCCCTTCGCTGAAACCAGCCGACGCGACCAACACCCAGAACATCGATATGGTCCTGCGCCTGGCCCTGCAGCTGCTCAAGAACCATGCTGAGGGACGCTTCCGGACTGTCTGACCTCGAGGCTGCAGCTCGCACCGGGGCCTGGCCGTCCTCAAGGCATCGCACGTCCGTCACTGGATCTTCGCTGCGGTTCAGCACCTTCACGTACGGCGGGGTCACCTCGAGCAGGATTCTCCGTGCCTGCGCCTCTCGCCTCTCACGCCCGACCGCCAACAGCTCTTGGCGTTCCAAGGCCAATGTGGCCGACTGCTCAGCGATGAACGTCCGCTGCTCACCGATCTGATCGCGCTGGCTCTTCAGCGTCCACAGAGTCGCCCCTGCCGCCACCGCAGCGAAAGACGACCCGACCCACGTAGCGAGGTCACCTGCGTTCATGTGCCCACCTCAGCCGTAGTACTGATCGGTGTACGCCGGACCGCCCGGCTCGTCCTCGCACCCCTGGTCCCGGTCCGGGCTACCCCCGTGGCTGATCACGAACATGTACCCCTGACCCAGCGAGCAGCCCTTGTCCGTCCACGAGTTCGCCATGGCCGTCCACGCGATCAGCAGGAGCAGCACGCCAACGATCTTCTGGGTACGGCTGGGTCTCCAGCCCTTGACTTCCTTGGTGTCTGACATGCGCGCGATTGTGGCGTGCGCGGCCTATGCGCCGCGCGGGAGTGACGAGTTCGTGACACCGGCCCGCGCGCCAGCACAAGCCCACACTGCGCCACTCCCGCACCATGGGCCCATGCAGTACACGTCCATACCCCCCGGCTACCTCACAACCGCACTCGCCGCCCAGGCCTGCGGCGTGCAGCCCGCAACCGTCCGCGACTGGGTCCGCCGAGGCCTCCTCCGCCGCGCGGCCGGCAGCCCCCGCCACCCCCTGTACGACGTTGACGCCGTCATGGCCGCCAAGCTCGCCGCCAAGCCCACACGCGCAGGTCAACGAGCCCAGCGGTAAACCCCGCTTGACGTGCGACGATCCGTGCGCCACGATCTTCCCGCACACCCATGTCCGAAAACGGACACCACTTACGCATGATCAAGGCCCCGGACAAGGCGGAAATCCGGGGCCTTCGTCATGCCCGCGCCCGCCGTACGGGCCGCTCAAGGTGCTCACTTCCGGGGGGGGTTGGCGAGCACCTGCAGCTGTACGGCGGGCGCCCCCACACCCCTCAGGAGTCCGCCGATGCCCGACACCACGCCCGACCCGGTCTGGGCCGCCGAGCAGCTCGCCGCCGCCCAACAGGCAGCCGTCCGCTGGGCATCCAAGGCAGAGCAGACCGCCCTCGACGCCGACAGCAACGACGACTACGCCAACGGCCGCGCAGAGAAGCACTACCTGCGTGACGCCGTCGCCGATGCCCGCCGTAAGGCTCAGGCCCTTCGCGCACGTTCCGCGGAGGCCTCGCGCCTGGCCGAGATGTGGTCCCGCGTCGCCGCCGCCCTCGCGGCCCGCCCGGACGGCCAGCCCGCGGCGTACGACCTCACCGTCCAGCTCGACCCCAAGCACGTCGGCGAGGAACTCGCCCGCCACGTCCAGGACCTCGAGCGCACCGGCCGCAGCCCCGGCATTCGCTGACCGTGCCAGCCAACCCCCGCAACGGCCGCCCCTACAGAAGATTGTGCGACGAACAGCGCGCCCTGCTCCTGCCCTGCTGGTTGTGCGGAAACCCGATCCGCTACGACATCACCGGCCCCCTCGCGCAGCGCCACGTCGACGCCTTCACCCTCGACCACGCCGTCCCCCTCAGCCGCGGCGGCAACCTCCTCGACCCCGCCAACGCCCGCTCAGCACACCGCAAGTGCAACAGCGCCCGCGGCAACCGCGTCACTACAGCCCTGGGCTCAGCCTCTCGGAACTGGTAATTCGCGCTCCCTACTCCTCTACACGTGAGCCCGGCCGCAGTCGCTGCCAGGCCCGCGACACCGACCTACCGAGCCTTCGGTGGATCTGCCACCACCTCGGCTCGTACCACAACTCAGCACGACAGGCCGTCACGAACGCGTCAATCGCCTCATCTGCTTGGGCCATCGCCGCATCCGTGTCAGGTCCGTTCAAGTCGTCAATGCTCATCAGCCCGTTGATAGCGTCAACGACCGCTCGAGCCCGAGGCTGGATGGCGTCGCTCCCCGCCAGGCGTACCTCGAACCAGGCATGCATGCACTCCGACCCCACCACTCGCACGTATTCGCCCATCTCGAGCGCGACTTGCCGTCGCGCCTCTGTGCTGGTGGGCGAGCCGTTAGCAAGCGCCATCTGGTAGCGGCCGGCCCGCTCAATCATCATGTGGCTGCATGTCATGTGAACCTGGGCGAACCATGCGTAGACGTCGCGCCGCTCCTCCCGACTGCCCAGCCGGACAACTCGGATCTTCGGCTGCCGAAGCGTTCGCAGCGCCGTGCCGCCAAATCGAGCGGCTGCGCTGGCCATGGAAGGTTCGATCACCTGACCCCCTCGCTGTAGGCCCGTCATCATGCTGTACGTCATCACCGGCCCGCCAGCCGCAGGCAAGTCCAGCTGGATCGAGGCCCGCGCCAAGCCGCGCGACATCGTCATCGACCTCGACCGCATCACCCGCGCCCTCACCGGCCCCGGCGCACCCCAGTGGAATCACGACCCGATCGCGAGCCGCATCGCGCTCCGCGCCCGCTACGCAGCCATCGACGAGGCCGTGAAGCACCTGGACGACACCGACGTGTACCTGATCCACACCATGCCCAGTGACACCTGGCTGGCCCGCTACCGACGCCTTGACGCCTCGATCATCACGGTCGACCCAGGCGAGCAAGTGGTACGCGAGCGTGTGCGAGCGATGCGCTCGAGCGCAATGGACCGCGTCGTCACGCGCTGGTACCGGCACTACCGCGGGGGCGCCCGGCAGCCGGCCACGGTGCAGTCGTCCCGCGACTGGTGACCCTGCGCTACCCCCTCCACCTGGTCACCGTCCGCTACACCGCGGCCCGTTCGGAGCGTCCGACGCGGCTCGCTCGTGATCGTTCGCGGGGTCGACGGGAGAGAGTGGATCAAAAGTTCAGCGGGAGACCGGGCGACCCAAACGCCCTTGTCGCCCGGTTCTCTCCCCGAGCCGATTCATATTTCGCCGGCCCGCGCGTCAGCGATTTAGCGGACCATGATCACCGCCTCGCAGCCCGTCACTCTCTGTCATGATCGCCGCCTGTCACCCTCCGTGATGGCGCGTCAGATCGGAGGCGATCATGGGCGAGCCCGGAGCCAAGCGCGTCCGCGCGGGCGCCGTCGCGAAGGCGACGACGGCGGAGCTCGATGACCTCGGCGTATCCCCCGAGAAGAACGCTTCGGCTGCCGCCGCGATGCGCCTCGCCAAGATCATGGACTCGTCGGTGGACCCCAAGGAGGTCGCGGCGGCCGCCCGCGAGCTGCGCCAGGCCATGCACGTAGTGCGAGCGATGGCGCCTCCGAAGAACAGGGGGGACATCGTCGATGAGCTCTCTGCTCGCCGCCCCCGCCACAGCGCGTAACAGCCCCGACCCGATCGGCTGCCAGAGCCCGCGGATCATCTCCACCCCGCACTACCGGCGCATCGAGACCGGCCGGTGGAGCGGCATCGAGGACCAGGCCGCGCTGGAGTTCCGCTCCCCCGCAGGTCAGGAGGCCGTCGAGCTCGCCGCCGACGCCGGGCTGATGCTGGACCCGTGGCAGCAGCTCGGCCTGCACCACTCCCTCGCCGAGGACGACGAGGGGCGTTGGACCTCCTTCGAGGTCGTCCAGAACGTCACCCGGCAGAACGGCAAGGGCGGATACCTCGAGGCCCGGCAGATCGCCGGCGTCATGCTGTTCGGCGACAAGCTGGTCATCCACACCGCGCACGAGTTCAAGACTGCGCGCGAATCGTTCCGCCGCCTGGACCAGCTGATCGAGGGCTCGTACGCCCTCAGCCGCCGCGTGAAGCGCGTCATCCGCGCGCACGGCGAGGAGGGTTTCGAGTTCCACAACGGGGCGCGCATCCTGTTCCTGGCGCGTACGGGCAGCTCAGGGCGTGGGTTCTCCGGGGACCTGGTCGTGATGGACGAGGCGATGTCGCTGCGGGCGGCGCCGATCGGTGCGCTGCTGCCGATCATGTCGGCCCGTCGTAACCCCCAGCTCGTGTACACCTGCTCGGCCGGTATCGGCGTGGAGAGCGAGCAGCTGGCGCTGCTGCGGGCGCGGGCGCTGGCGGACCGTCCGGAGCCGGACGAGTCGCTGACGTACCTGGAGTGGTCGGCCGTACTGCACGCGCGGGAGTGCCCGCGGGATGAGGCGGGGCGCATTGTGTGTGCCGAGCACGACGACCGTGCGGACGTGCGGACGTGGCAGCGGGTGAACCCCGCGCTGGGGATCCGGATCCGGGTGCAGGCCGTACGGCGCGAACTGGCGACGATGCGGCCGGACCTGTTCGACCGTGAGCGCCTCGGCGTGGGCGACTACCCGGCGCAGGTCGACGAGACCTGGCAGGTCATCGACGAGGCCACGTGGCGGGCCCTGAGGGTGCGCCAGTCGCACCTGACGGACCCGGTGGCGTTCTCCATCGACACCACCCCCGAGCGGACCTCCTCGGCCATCAGCGTGGCGGGCGGGACCGAGGACGAGGGCCGGCACGTCGAGGTGGTCGACCACCGGCCCGGCACGGACTGGGTCGTCGAGCGGGCAGCCGACCTCGATGCGAAGTGGTCACCGGTCGCGTGGGTCATCGACGAGGGCGGCCCGGCCGGATCGCTGGCCGGCCCGCTGCGCAAGAAGCTCGCCGAGCGCGGCCGTGACCACCTGGTGGTGGCGCCGAAGGTCCGCGAGCTCACGCAGGCCTGCGGGCAGTTCTACGACCGCACCCAGGACGGCAGCCTGCAACACCTGGACCAGGCGCCCATGGCGACCGCCCTGGCCGGGGCCACGAAGCGCGACGTGGGCGACGCGTGGCTGTGGTCGCGGCGCGGGGACGGCGTGGACGTGTGCCCGCTGGTGAGCGGGACGTACGCGCTGTGGGGCTGGGAGCAGTACCACGACGTCGAGCCGGAAGGGGCGCCGAACCTGTGGTGACGAAGGAGCCGGCCGAGCCGGAGGCCCATGAGGGCAACCGTCGGCTGCTGGTGCTCGAGGTCGTGTTCGTCCTGGTCCTCCTCGCCGGGCTGGCGCTGTGGAGCGTCCCGGGGGCGCTGGTGCTGTGCGGGCTGCTGGGGGTGCTGGCCTGCGAGCGGGCGATGTCGCGGGCTGAGGAGCGCGCCGTGGGAGCGCGCCGCGGTGGGGATGCGGGCGGGGGTGAGCGAGCGTGAGCGGGATCTTCGGGCTGTTCGACGGGCGAACACAGCGCGGGCTGGAGAGCCCTGCTCAGCCGCTCACCTCCGCCGCGCTGACGGAGTTCCTCGGCGGGATCGCCTCGGACGCCGGCGTGCCGGTGTCGGAGACGACGGCCCTGCGTGCATCGCCGGTGTGGCGGGCGGTGTCGCTGATCGCCGGTGTGTCGTCGGCACTGCCTCTGCCGGTGTACAAGAAAGGCACCCGGGAGAAGCAGGAGTCGGCCCTCCTGGAGGACCCGCACCCGGACCTGACGCCGTTGGAGCTGTGGCGGTTCGCCTACACGTACCGGGTGCTGTGGGGCAACTCCTACATCCAGAAACTCCGCAACGGTGCGGGGCAGGTCAAGGAGCTGTGGCCGATCTCCTCGGACCGCGTGCAGGTGGACCGGGAGCGGCCGAGCGAGGGCAACCCGTCGGGCAAGTGGTTCTACGTCACCGACGACTGGGGCCAGCAGCACATCCTGACGCCCCGCGACATCCTGCACATCCCTGGGCTGGGCTACGACGGGCTGACCGGCTGCTCGCCCGTGCGGCTGGCCTCGCAGGGCATCGGGCTGGCGCAGGCCGCGGAGAAGAGCGCGGCCCGGCTGTTCGGCAACGGCAACATGATCGGCGGTGTGCTGCAGACCGAGCAGCGCCTGGACCCGGACCAGGCCGAGCGGCTCAAGCAGCGGTGGAAGTCGAAGATGTCCGGCGTCCACAACAGCCATGAGATCGCGGTCCTGGACAGCGGCGCCTCGTACAAGAGCGTCGCGATGCCGAACACCGACGCGCAGTTCCTGGAGTCGAGGCAGTTCCAAGTCGTCGAGATCGCCCGCATGTTCGGTGTCCCGCCCTTCCTGCTCATGTCCACGGAGAAGAGCACGTCGTGGGGCACAGGGCTTGAGCAGCAGGCGCAGGGCTGGGTCACCTTCGACCTCAACCCCACCTGGCTGTCGCCCACCGAGCAGCGGATCACGAAGGAGCTGCTGCCGGCGGCGCAGTACGCGAACTACCAGATGGGCGGCCTGCTGCGCGGCGACTCCGCGGCCCGGGCGACGTACTACCGGGCGATGCGCGACGTCGGCGCGTTCAACGCGGACGACGTGAGGGCGCTCGAGGAGATGCCGCCGCTGCCGGAGGGCATGGGCGGCGACGTCTACCTGCAGCCGATGTACATGGCGCCGCTGGGCTCCAACCCGCTGGCCCCGGACGGCGAACAGCCGCCGGCGGCGGGATCGAACCGGGCGCGGGCGGCCGCGCTGATGGCGGAGGCGCATCGGCTGATGCAGACCCCCGACGAGATCGAGGAAGGTTCCTGATGAGGACTCTGACGAGGACGACGACCGAGGAGCGCCGCCGCCTGCCTCTCTCGACGGCGGACGTCGCGATCCGCGCCGACGAGGGCGTAGACGCGGGTGAGCGGTTCAAGGGCTACGCCGCGGTCTTCAACTCCCGCACCGCGATCGGCAACCCGTTGCGCTGGGGGTTCTACGAGGAGATCGCGCCCGGCGCGTTCACCAAGACACTGTCCGAGGGCGACGCCCGGATGCTGATCGACCACGACTCGTACTACGTCGTGTCACGGGTCTCGGCCGGAACCCTGGACCTGGCCGAGGACACCCGCGGCCTGGCCGTCGACTCCGCCCTCGATGTCGCCCTGTCGTACGTCAACGACCTGAAGGCGAACGTCCGCAACAAGAACATCACCGGCATGAGCTTCGGGTTCTACGTCATCAAGGACGACTGGACGCTCGAGCAGGTGGAGACATCCGACGGGCAGAGCGTCGACGTCGAGGTGCGGCGCATCCTCGAGGCCCGCCTCATCGAGGTGTCCGCGGTGACCTTCCCGGCCTACGAGGACACCGCGGCCGAGCTCGCCAGCGTCACATCGGCACTTCTCCAGCGCGGCGACCGGGGCGCCATCGAGAAGCGTGCCAAGTACCGGCCCGAACTGCGCGACCTGCTGCAGCTCGTCGGCCCGCAGACCGGAGCCGGTGACGCTACCGCCAGGGCGGACGCCGAGCCGGATCCCCAGGAATTGACCGCAGTTGGCAGCGAGCCGGGTGAGTCCACTCGCGAGACCAGCACACCGGAGCCCGCCGCGGGCCCGGCCGTCACCGAGCCGGCAGAGACCACTCGGAGCGACCTCGACGCGCGCGCACTCCGCATGAGGGGACTAGCCGCACGCTACGGCCTGCAGCTCAGCTCCTCGTAGCCCGTACTCACCTCGAGGCCCTGGCCATACATGGTCGGGGCCTTCGCCATGCCTGAAAGAGGACAGACATGAGCGCACAGCTCACCCGGCTCATCGAAGAACAGAACACCGTGTGGCAGCGGATGCAGGACATCCAGACTCTCGCCGAGCGCGAGGGCCGCGACTTCTCGGCAGAGGAGCGCGCCAACTGGGACGCCGCCGAGACGCGGCTGACCGAGGTGTCCGGCGATATCGAGCGCCTCAACAAGATGGCCGCACTCGACAAGATCGACCGCAGCCAGATCGTCACCACGTCCGGCGAGCCCGAGGGCCGCCGCGGGGGCGACGCGGAGGAGCAGTCCAAGCGCTACAGCGAGGCGTTCGGCCGCTACCTCCGCGGCGGCATGGACCGGCTCACGCCGGACCAGCGGAACATGATGATGGACAACGAGGTCGACCTGCGCGCAATGGGCGGGAACATCGACACCGCCGGCGGATTCACCGTGCCGGACGAGTTCCGCAACATCATGACCGAGACGATGAAGGCCTTCGGTGGCCTGTTCGGTCTGGCCGACGTCATCCCGACCGGGACCGGCGCGGACCTGAAGTGGCCGACCAACGACGACACCGGCAACGAGGGCGAGATCCTCGGCGAGAACGAGGAGGCCGGCGAGCAGGACATCACCGTCGGCGGGCGGACGCTGAAGGCGTACATCTTCTCGTCCAAGCAGGTCAAGCTGTCGATGAGCCTGCTGCAGGACTCGGTCTTCCCGCTCGACTCGTGGGTGCCGAAGAAGCTCGGCGAGCGCATCGGCCGCCGCGCCGCCCGCGCCTGGACCACCGGCACCGGTGTGGACCAGCCCGAGGGTCTGACCACCGGCGCGATCGTCGGCAAGACCGGCGCGAACGGGCAGACCACCTCGCTGATCTACGACGACCTGATCGACATCGAGCACAGCGTCGACAGCGCCTACCGGCCCAACGGCCGATACCTGATGCACGACAGCACCCTCAAGGTGATCCGCAAGCTGAAGGACACGCAGGGCCGTCCGCTCTGGGTACCGATCCCGGCCCCCGGCTTCCCGGCCACGATCAACGGCTTCGAGTACACCCTCGACAACTCGATGCCCGTCCCGGCCGCCAGCGCCAAGACCATCGCGTTCGGTGACTTCAAGGCCGGCTACGTCATCCGCCAGGTCCAGCAGGTGCAGACGCTGCGCCTGACCGAGCGCTACGCCGAGAAGCTCCAGGTGGCGTTCCTCGGGTTCTCCCGCCTGGACGGCATGATCCAGGACTCGTCCGCGATCCGCATGTACCAGCACTCCGCCGTCTGACCCACCGCACGCACGGGCCCGGGACTTCGCTCCCGGGCCCGTCGGCACTCACAGGAAGGAGCGCGTCGTGAGGGACGCGTACTCGAACGTCACGGTCAGGGCCACCCTGGCGATCGCCACCCGCACCGCCTCGGCGAACGGCACCGGCGTGGACCGGTACCTCAACGGGGCCGGGTTCCAGGACGCCCTGGTCATCGTGCACACCGGCACGATCACCGACGGCACGCACGCCATCGACGTGCAGGAGTCCGACGACAACACCACCTTCACCTCCGTGGCGGCTACCCAGCTGCAGGGCGCGGAGCCGTCCATCGTGGCGGCAGACGACGACAAGATGTTCGTCGTCGGCTACAAGGGCACCAAGCGGTACATCCGCGTCGCGGTGACCGCATCCGGCACCACCTCGGGCGGCACGTACGGCGCGTCGGTCCTCCTGGCCAACCCGCGTGTGGCACCGGTGGTGCACCCCTGATGCCGCGTCGGATCAGGGTCCTCGAGGCGATCGCCGGAGCCGACTTCTCCTGGGCCCCCGGCGACGTCGTCGAGGTCAGCGACGAAGCAGCCGAGGCCTGGGCCGACGGCCACCGCGCCGAGCTCGTCGACGACGCCCAGGACCCGGCGACGTCGGACGCGGTCGAGCACCGGATGCCGGTCGTCGTCGGCGAGAACGGCCAGGAGCTCGAGGTCCTCGACGCCGAGATGGAGCGCATCGGAGCGCCGGACGGCCAGGACGACGGCGTGGGCTGGGTGCGGTGGACGGTGACCGTACGCCTGCCCGCCCCGGCCGCTGAGGACGGCGACAGTGCGCCGCCGGCGTCGGCGGATCCTGCGGACCTGGAGAACCAGGAGCAGCCGGAGCAGGAGGCCGAAGTGCCCGAGCCTGAGCCACTGTTCGATCCGCGCGAGCACACCAACAAGGAGGTGCTCGCCTACCTCGACACCGTCGGAGAGCAGGAGGCGCTGCGCGTGCTCGACATCGAGGCCAACAAGGCAGAGGGCGGCGAGAACCGGGCTGGCATTGGCAAGAACCGCGAGGCGGTGCTCGAGGCCGCGCGGTTGCGAGATGCCGCGGCGGGCGGCGGCCAGGCCGGGGCGGAGAAGGCCGCGGACTACTCGAGGGGCGGGGGCGGCGCCCAGGCGCCGGAGACCCGCGACTGGTAGGGGGTGAGCGGTGCCGTACGACCTCGGCGCGACTGCGCGCCTGACCGCCGAGTGCCGGAACCCGGGCGGCGCCCTCGTCACCGCGGCCACGGCCGTCGTGACGGTGACGCTGCCCGACGGCACCACCGCCACCCCTGCGGCCGCTGAGACGTCGACGGTCGGCTCGTACCGGGCCGACTACGTCACGGCGGCCGCCGGGCGGCACACCGTGCGCTGGGTGTTCACCGACCCGGCGCACGCCTACACCGACAGCTTCGACGTCCGTGAGGAAGCGCCGCCCACCGTGCTGTCTCTGCAGGACGCCAAGGAACTCCTGAAGAAGCAGGACCCGGCCGATGACCCGCTGGTGCGGTTCTGGCTCGAGGCCAGCACCTTCGCGGTGGAGTACTTCACCGGGCCGGTCGTCGTGCGCACGGTGACCGAGGACCACCAGGTCGGGCTGGTTCGCTCCCTCGCTCTGCGCAAGACCCCGGCGATCTCCCTCGTGTCCGTCACCTCCCTGCAGGACGGCGGCACCGACTACGACCCCAGCAGCCTGCACCTGGACCCGGTGACGGGAGCGGTGACCCGGAAGGACGGCGGGCAGCTGCTCGGCCCCCTGCAGACCGTCTACCGGGCGGGAAGGCCAATCATCCCCGCGAACATCCTCGCCGGGGCTCAGCTGATCCTTCAGCACCTGTGGCGCACCGTGACCGGGCCCGGCCGACCGCAGCGCGGAGTGGACGACTACGACGTCACCGAGCCCATCCCGGGCCTCGGCTACGCGATCCCCAACCGGGCGCGGCAGATGCTCAACCCGGACGACGACGGACCAGGAATCGCCTGATGGCCACCTCCGCTGTACCCGCCGCGATCACCCAGCTCCTGGCCCTCCTGCGTGACCCGCCGATCGAGGGCGCGGAGGTGATCGACGGACCGCCCACTACGGACGTCAACACGCAGGACGTCATCGTCGTCGGCTGGATGCCCGACGGCGACCAGGCCGCCGAACTGCAGCAGGAGTTCAACTCGGCCGGCGCCCGAACTCGCGACGAGACCTTCGCGATCACCGGATGGATCGATGTCTGGTCCGGTGACAGCAACTTCGCGACCGTACGGGCCCGCGTGTTCGAGCTGCTCGGCGAGATCGAGCAGCGCCTCCGCGCCACGAATACGAGCCCGGAAGCGCCGACCCTCAACGGGGCGGTGCTCTGGGCCGAGCTGGCGGCCGGCGTGCTGCGCCAGTCCTACACCGACCAGGGCGCACGGGCCGCCCTCGGGTTCACGGTGACCTGCCACGCCCGGATCTGAGAAGGAGAGGACCGACATGGCGCGAGTGCGCTTCATCGGACCCGAGGCGGTGCGGGTGCCCGAGCTCGGCGACCGCAGCGTCGAGCCGGACGAGGTCGTCGAGGTGCCCGACGGCCGATTCGAGGGCTACGTCTGCCAGACCACGAACTGGGAGGCCGTCGAGGAGCCCAAGACGCTCGAGGCCCCCGCGAAGAAGACCGCGGCCAAGGCGTCGCAGAAGGAGGGCTGACCCATGGCGATCGGATCCGGGCTCGGCGCACAGATCGGCATCGCGCCAGAGAGCTCCTACGGGACGTTCGTCGCGCCCAGCAAGTTCATCGAGTTCACCAAGGAGAGCCTGGCTCTCAAGAAGACCACTGCCCAGAGCTCGGGCATCGCGGCGGGGCGGCTGATGGCGCTGTCGTCGCGGCGTGTGGTGACCCGCCGGGAGGCGCAGGGCACGCTGGAAATGGAGGTCACCAACAAGGGCATGGGGCTTCCGCTCCAGACCCTCATGGGGACCACGGTGACCCCGGTGCAGCAGGGCGTCACGACGGCATACCTGCAGACGCACACGCTGGCATCGGTCGCGGGCAAGAGCTTGACGATCCAAAAGGGTGTGCCGTTGACGACCGGTGTCGTCACGGACAAGACGTTCATCGGTTGCAAGATCACGTCGGGTGAGTTCTCGTGCGGCGTGGGCGAGATGCTCACCGCCAGCTTCGAGATCGACGGCAAGGACGTCGACGAGGGCCAGACCCTGGCGGCCGCCTCATACGCGGCCATGAGCCCTTTCCACTTCGGGCAGATGGCGCTGAAGACCGGCGCCTACGGGGCGGAGACCGCGCTCGACGGCATCCGCAAGGTCAGCGTGAAGATCGAGAGGCCGCAGGACGTCGAGAGGTTCTACGCGAACCAGGCCGCATTGAAGCGCGAGCCGATCGAGAACGACCAGGTCAAGATCACGGGCAGCCTTGAGTCGGACTACGTCGCCACGACCTTGGACGACCTGCACACCAGCGACGGCGGAACGTCGCTGGTGTGGGAGTTCATCGGCCCGATCATCGCGTCGACCTACGCCGAGACGTTCCGGATCACGCTGCCCGTCGTCAAGCTCGACGAGGGACCGCCGGTCGTGGACGGCTTCGGGGTCGTGAAGCCCACGTTCAACTTCACCGCTCTCTACGACCTGACCAACCTTCCCAAGATCGAATACATCAGCACGGACGTCACGCTGTGAGGTGATCTCATGGTCCGGGACATCCGCGTGACCGGCACCGGCCAGCTGCTCGACCTGTCGATGCGGCTGCGCCGGGCCGGCCACGAGAACATCCGCCAGTCCTACCTGCGACGCATCCGGCGCGCCGCCGAGCCGCTCCGCTCGGACCTGCAGGACGCCGTCCGCCGCCAGCCCCTGCAGTCCACTGGCCGGGGCGCCGGGAAGCGCGGCGGCCCGTCACCGACCACTCGCCCGTTCCGGGAGAGCATCGCCCAAGCCATCCGGATCAGCGTTCGCACGACCGGGAATCCGGGCGCCAGGGTCTGGCTCGACAAGTCACTCCTGCCCCCCGACATCCCCGTCGGGGCGGTGAACCAGATGAACGACCTTGGCCGCCTTCGGCACCCCGTGTTCGGCAACAAGAAGCGCTGGTCCAACCAGAGCGCTCAGCGTGACTTCTGGAACAAGACCATCCACGCACACCAGTCGCGCATCACCGCGGAAGTCGCGCGCGTCGCAGACGACGTGCGTCGGCGCATCGAATAGGAGAACCCCCCTTGATCATCGTCTACACCCCCGCGGGCGGCGAGCCCGAGCACTACGACGCCTCGACCTTGAAGGTGTCCGAAGCGTCAATCGTGCAGCGCACCGTCGACATGAAGTGGCAGGAGATCCTGCAGGGCCTGGGCGAGGACGACCTCGACGCCATGCGAGGGATCGTCTGGGTCATCAAGAAGCGCTCCAACCCAACGCTCAGGTTCGGGGAGTTCGACCCCGGCGTGACCGAGATGACCTCCCGGATGAGCAACGAGGAGATCTCGGCGTTCATCGAGCCGCTCTTCGCCCAGGGCCTCGCGAACCCCGAGCTCACCACCGAGGTCGTGGCGGACATGCTGCGCTCGCGGGTAGCCGAGGCCGCGGTTGACCCCGAGTACGCGAACGACCTGATCGACAGGCTGGCTGCTGCGGCGGAGGACGGCCCAAAAGACCAGCCGCAGCCGGAGGCGAGCGAGGAGAACGGTTCGAGCCCGAACCCGACATCGACGTCGCCCGAACCGCCTACCTCGGGCTCTTCGCGCACCTCCTCCACATCCCGCCGCCGGTCGTCGACGACCTCCTCGTCAGCGACTTCTACAACCTGACCGCCTGGATCGAGCAGCACCAGGCGGCCCTCAAATCCGAAGCCACCGGGGGGTAGCCGATGCCGTCGATGGACTTCATCCTCAGGGGCCGGGACGGTCTCTCCCGCGTCCTTGACCGGGCCGGAGACGCCAGCGACCGGCTGGGGCGCCGCCTGCTGACGATGTCCATCAACTCGGACGCGGCGGTCAGGCGCTTCACCGACAACACGACCCGGAACCTGGCCGGGATGCAGCGCGACACCGAGGCCGGCGGCAAAGCCCTCGAGGAGCTGAAGAAGACCGCGCTGCTGCTCGCACCGGCCGCGATCCCTGCGGCCGCCTCCCTCGTGCCCCTCGCGGCCAGCGCGGGGACGGTAGCGGTGGCGACTGCCGCCATGACGGCGGCGATCGTGCCGCAGATCTCCGCACTCGGCGAAGCCTCCGACGCGGAGAAGAAGTACGAGGAGGCCGTCGCCAAGTCGGGGGCGCGCAGCGACGAGGCCATCAAGGCTCACACCGCCTACGTCCAGGCGGTGGCCAAGCTGCCGCCGGAGACCCGCAAGGCGGCGGTCTCGCTCGGCCTGCTGAAGGACTCCTACAAGGCGTGGTCGGACTCGCTGGCCGGCGACACCATGGCCCCGGTCACCAAGGGCCTTCAGCTCGCCAACGCACTGCTGCCGAAGACGACGGGCCTGGTCAAGGCGACGAGCGCGGAGGCCGACCGGTTCGTCACCATCATCGGCGGCGAGATGGCCTCCCCGGGCCTGGACGCTCTGAACACCAAGTTCACGACGTTCACCCAGCGCACGCTCCGCTCGATGAACGACGAGCTCGTGCACCTGCTGCGCACCTCCGAGGGCGGCCAGATCGGCGGGACCACCCGAGAGTTCATGGACTGGGCGCGCGCCCAGGGCCCGACCGTGGCCAGTGTCCTGGCCAGCGTGGCGACCGCGCTGCTGCACGTGCTGCAGGCGGGCAGCGACGTCGGTGTCGGGCTGCTGGACGCCGTCGACGCGGTGGCGGACCTCGTGTCCGCGGTGCCGCCCGACGCCATCGCTCTCTTCCTCCAGCTGGCACTCGCCCTGAAGGTGACGAAGGCGGCCGCACTCGGGCTGGCCGCCGGCCGCACCGCGGTGGCCGCGTTCGCCGCGCAGCTCCTCGCGGCGCGGGCCGCGTCGACGGCTGCCGGCGGTGGGCTCTCCGGGCTGGCAGCGGCGTTCGGAGCGCTGTCGCGGGCGACGAAGGTGGCGCTGATCGGCTCCGGGATCGGGATCCTGGTGCTGGCGCTGTCGGAGTTGTCGCAGATGGGGAAGACGGCGCCTGCAGACGTCGACAAGCTGACCACGTCACTGCGCAGCCTCACCGACACCGGGAAGGTATCGGGCGAGGCAGCCCGTGTCTTCGGCAAGGACTTCTCGGGGCTCGCGGACAGCCTCCAGAAGGTGACCGACCCGAAGGGCCTGGACGGCGTCCAGCAGTCCATCGTGTCGTTCTTCGGCACCGACTCGACGCCGGTGAAGGACGCCAAAGAGAACATCGACGCTCTCGACAAGAGCCTCGCCAACCTGGTGAAAAGCGGGCAGGCCGACCTCGCGGCTGACGCCCTGGACGTCGTCATCAAGAAGATGAAGGCCCAGGGCTTCTCCTCGGAGGAGATCCGCGCCCAACTGGACGACTACAAGTCGGCCCTCGCCGACGCGTCCTTCGAGCAGAAGCTCGCCGCCGAGAGCATGGGCCTCTTCGGTCAGCAGGCCCAGGACGTCCAGGCCAAGCTCAACGCGCAGAAGCAGTCCGCCGATGGACTGCGCCAGTCCATCCAGGCCCTCAACGATGCGCAGCGCCAGGGCCTCGGCGGGATGATCGGCTTCGAGGCCAGCATCGACGCCGCGGCGAAAGCGGCGAAGGACAATGCCGGCGCCCTGTCCATGACGCACGGGCAGCTCGACCTCAACTCGGAGAAGGCCCGCAATGCGGCGAGTGCGCTGCAGGACCTCGCGTCGAAGACGGACGAGGCCGCCTCCTCGGCGCGGGAGTCCGGGTCCAGCTGGGAGACCGTCAACGGCATCTACAGCCGCGGCCGCACCAAGCTGATCGAAGCGGCTCAGGCGATGGGCCTGTCGAAGACTGAGGCCGCCGCGCTCGCCGACCAGATCCTGAAGATCCCGGACAAGGGCGTCCGGGTCAGCATGGACAAGGAGGACGCACAGCGCGGCCTGGAAGACTTCAACGCGGCCGTGAAGCGCACCCCCGGCAGCAAGAGCGTCACGCTCAACGCGCTGTCCAAGGGCGCCGAGGCGATCCTGGAGTCTTTCGGGCTGAAGGTGAAGCGCCTGCCGAACGGCAAGGTGACAGTCACCACGACGAACGGGCAGGCCCTGTCCGGAATCGCCAACGTGGCTGCCGCGCTGAGGCGGTTGAACGGCAAGACCGCCACCACGTGGACCTACCACAACGTCAAGACCACCTACGTCTCCGACGTCGTCAAGGGCAAGGGCTCCCTGCACGATGCCCTCGCCGGCGGTGGCCCAGTGCGCGGGTACGCGGGCGGCGGCGGGATCCAGTACTTCCCCAGCGGCGGCCTCGTCTCGGGCCCGGGCGGGCCCCGCTCGGACAGCATCCTGGCCCTGTTCGCCTCTGGCGCCCGGGCCCGGGTGTCGAACACCGAGTTCGTCGTCCAGGCCGCCGCGGTCCGCAAGTACGGCCTGCCCTTCCTCAACGCCCTGAACGCGGGACGTCTCGCCGACGGCGGCGCCACCTCGGCCGGGGCGTCCGTGGGTGCCGGCCTGGTCTCCGGCATGGCTGGCTCCACCGGCAGTGTGGGTGCGGCCGCCCGGGCGATGGCCGCGGCGATCACGGCCGGGATCCGGGCCGAGATGCAGATCGCCTCGCCGTCGAAGAAGACGACCGCGCTCGCCAAGGACATCGGCAAGGGCCTGATCGTCGGGATGACCGGCAGCCAGGCCAAGATCAAGTCGACGGCTGCTGACCTGGCCAAGGACATCAAGACCGCGTTCTCCGGCCGCAAGGAGAGCGGTCTGGTCCGGTACGTCGACAAGCAGACTGACCGGCTGCTGGCCGTGGCGAAGAAGCGTGACGCCCTGGCCTCGAAGATCGCCGCGGCGAAGAAGTACGCGGCCGATCTGACGAGCTCGGCGCGCGAGGGGGCGGGCCTGTCCAGTCTCGGTCTGGAGGAAGGCGGCATCAACGCCGGCACCATCAAGGGCGGGCTCGGCTCCAAGCTGGCGCAGGTCAAGCAGTTCACCGACTACATCACCATCCTGGCCAAGCGGGGCCTGAACAAGGGGCTGCTGCGGCAGATCCTCAACATGGGCCCCGAGGCGGGCTACGCCTACGCCAGCGCGCTGGTGGGTGCGGACTCGAAGACCTTCAAGTCGATCAACTCGATTCAGTCGCAGCTGGACAAGTCGACGGCGACCCTCGGCCGGGTCGGCGCGGACAAGCTGTACGACAGCGGCCGCAACGCGACCAAGGGCTTCCTCGCCGGGCTCACCTCCCAGGAGAAGGACCTGGAAGCGACCATGGTGAAGATCGCCAAGTCGATGCAGAAGGCCTTGAGGAAGGCGCTGGGGATCAAGTCCCCGGCGAGGGCGATGATCCCGGACGGCGTGAACACCGCCCGGGGTGTGGCCGTCGGTGTGCTGCAGGGGCTGCCGCACGTGGACCGGGCCATGCAGGCAGTGGCCGGCCGGATGGCCGGACAGGCGGTCGCCGCGCCGGTGGCCGGGCGGCCCGCAGCCGTCGGCTCCGGGGGCGTGGTCTACCACGTGCAGGTCGACGTGCACGACGCCATGGACCCCGTCGCGGTGGCCCGCGAGATGCAGCGCGTCCTGGTCCAGTTCGGCCGCCACCAGGGCGCAACCGTCGTCCTGTCGCCAGGGAGGTGACCTCTTGCCGTTGATCGTCGAGATGGGCTGGGGCGGGCTGGTGCAGTACCCCACCACCATCACGTGGACCGACATCAGCCAGTACGTCGACGTCGTCAAGCGCGGGGTGACCATCAGCCGGGGCGCCGCGGACGAACTGTCCGAGACGCAGCCGGGCACGGCCAGCCTCCTGCTCGACAACAGCGACGGCCGGTTCACCGCGGGCAACGCCCTGTCCCCGTACTCCCCGTATGTGCGGCGCAACGCCCCGATCCGAATCAGCGTGGCGGTCATCCCCACCCGGTCCGGATCGTCGCCGTACCCGCTGGCCATGCTGGGCGATGACTTCGACGACAACCGGGTCGACACCTCGCTGTGGACGGCGTCGGGCGGGGCCAGCGAGACGAACGGGCGCATGCGCCTGCCGCTCGTGGCCGCGGGCACCACGGCCCGGTTCGTGAGCGCCCGCCAGTGGCGGCTGCAGGGGTCGAAGGTGACCGCGAAGTTCTGCACCGTTCCCGCGAGCGGGGGCTCCGCGTCCGGGTCGGTGACCATGTACGTGCAGGCGGTCGCCGCCAACACGTGGCTGCGCTGGACGTACAACGCGATCGACGGCAAGCTCCGCGCGTACAACGACGCCGGCTCCACCGACGCCACGCCGACCGTGCTCACCTACGACCCGATCCAGCATGCGTGGCTGCGCATCCGCGAGTCGGGCGGCACCGTGTATTTCGAGACCAGCTCGGACGGCTGGGAGTGGTCGGTGCGCAGGTCGCTGGCCACCCCGGCGTGGGTGGCCGCGGACACCGTGCAGGTGGAGTTCGCGGCGAACCGGTCCGGAGGCGTCAGCGACTTCGCCGAGTTCGACCTGGTCGGCGCCGAAGTCCGCCCCCGCTTCTGGGGCCTGGTCAACGAGTTCCCCGTGGGCTTCGAGGGACTGAGCAGCACCGTCATGATCTCGGCGACGGATCTGTTCAAGCGCCTCAACCGCAGGCCCGCGCTGCGGTCGATGGTCGGCGAGGAGATCCTCGGGCTGGTGCCGATGGTGTACTACCCGCTGTCCGAGGACAGCACGTCGACCACGGCCGGCGACGTCGGCGGCAACGGCGCCCCGAGCCTGGCCATCACCCAGGCCGGCGCAGGCGGCACCCTCGCCCTGGGCAGCGCTGACGGGCCGCCCGAGACCGGCGAGCAGGTACCGGTGTTCACGCCGTCCACGTCGACCGCGGGCAAGTGGCTGATGGCCGACCTCGGCCCGCAGTTCGAGGACACCACCGTCAACTACCTGATCTTCGAGGCGTGGTTCAAGACCACGACCACCGGCCGCGCCATCCTGGGCGTGCACTCCGTCGACCTGGTGTCCCAGCATGTGCTGTCCATCGCCGCGGGCGGCACCCTCCAGATCGAGTGGACCTCCGACGGCACCGCGCTCACCGTCGAGGCGGTCACTAGCCCGGCCACCCTCGCCGACGGGAACTGGCACCACGTCGTCTACGACCAGATGGAAGGCAAGGTCTACATCGACGGCGTCCTCACCGACTCGGCACTGGCCGTCCCCCGCCGCTTCTACGAACGGGTCCTGCACGTCGGCGGCTACCGCGGCACCCGCCTGTGGAACGGGTCGATCGGCCATGCGGTCGTGTACGCGAAGGAGGCCTCGATCATCGGGCCCACCGCGGCCACGCACTACGACGCCGGCATGACCGGCTACGCGGGCGAGGACGGCGACGCCCGGATCGAACGGCTCGCCTGGTACGCGGGCTATCTCTCGGTCACCGTGTGGGGCTCGACGTTCGACCCGATCGCCTCCCAGGGGCCGGGCGGCTCGTCGCTGGTGGCGCGCATGCGCGAGGTCGAATCCACCGAGTCCGCCCGGCTGTTCGCCGAGCGGGACTTCTACGGGCTGGCCTTCCAGTCACGCGACCTTCGCTACAACCCGGCCCCGGCGGGCGAGGTCTTCACGATCGCCTACGCGGACCTGGAGACCAACAGCGTCGAGCTCGCCGACGACGACCAGAAGCTGGTCAACTCCATCGAGGCGTCCCGGCCGGGCGGCGCCACGCAGAAGGTCACCAGCGCGTCCTCGATCGAGGCGTTCGGCATCTACGACCCGGGCGCGATCTCCATCCTCAAGACGTCCGACAACTCGGTGCTGGACGCGGCGTACTGGCGGGTCTCCCGCTACGCCGACCCCGCTCCGGAACTGCGCGAGGTGCCGATCGAGGCGTACACGATGGCCACCTACCTGGACATCCTCGACGCCGACATCAGCTCCTACTTCTCCGTCACGGGCATGCCCGCCCAGGCGCCGGCCTCGTCGATGCGGGTCACCGTCGAGGGCTACACCGAGACGATCAAAGAGAAGTCCCACCTGATCCAGTTCCACACCAGCGCCACCAACAACGACTCGGTCTGGGTGCTGGACGACCCGGTCTACTCCGTCCTCGACTCCACCACCCGCCTCGCCTACTAGGAGCCCCCATGCCCGTTGCCGTCGTGAGGGCCGAGAAGTTCTACACGCCGCCGCCCCCGCAGCCCCTCGACGCGTGGGCAGGCATCCCGGCCGCCGAGCTGGTGTGGAAGTGGTACGAGACCCGCATGGGCCGCCGCGTCACCCCGCCCACCGAGACGGTCGACGAGACGTACTACGCGCGCATCAACCAGAACCGATGGCTGGCCGACTGCTCGTCCTGCGGCTCCGCCGCCGTCGTCTCCCCGGCCGACCCCCGCTACGCGTGCACCGAGTGCGAGTGGGGCTGGTGCGCTCTGGTCTTCCCCGAGGACGTCGCCGCAGTGGAGGCCGCGCTGCTGCCGCTGAAACCCGCACTGCGGAACTGGTGGCACCCTGACGACCCGAACAACCCGGACCGGCCGCCCGAGCCCGAGCCGGACCCGGAGCCCGGAACGGAGAAGCCGGCATGACGTTCACCCCCAGGACCTGGGTCGTCGGCGAGGTGGTCTCCGCCGCCATCATGAACCAGGAGATCCGCGACCAGTTCAACTCGATGTTCGCCGCCTGGACGTCCTACACCCCGACCTGGACGGCATCGACCACCAACCCGGTCCTCAACGACGGCACCCTCACCGGCCGGTACATGAAGATCGGCCGCACCGTGATCGGCGAGGTCATCCTGACCTGCGGGGCCAGCACCACCTACGGAAGCGGCGCCTGGTCCTTCAGCCTGCCCGCCGCCGCAGCATCGGCCGGGTTCTCCGCACTGGGCTCCGCGCGCATGATCTCCACCGACACCTGGCACGGACAGGTCTCCATCAACTCCGGCGCCTCGACCTTCCAGGTCACCTTCCCCACCTCGTCGACCAACACCCGCTCCGCCAACGCGAGCCAGGGCACACCCGCCACCCTCGCCTCCACCCACTCCATCAGGGCCTGGTTCTGCTACGAATCCGCCTCCTGACCCCGCCCGACCCTGCACGCCCCGCGCCTGATGGCCGGGGCTTTCTCTATGCCCCCTGGAGGGAACCATGAGTTTCAGCATTCAGGCAGCAGGCCTCGTGCCCGACGCCATCGCCCAGGTCCAGGCCGCCGAGTGCCATGGCGACACCTCGCAGTTCGAGGCAGCCCGCGCCCTCGTCCTCGCCGAGCTCGAGGCGTGGCCGTCGGCCGAGCACGGGCCGAAGGGCGTGCTCGTCGAGGCCTCTGGCCACCACGACGCGTACAGCCGGAACCTCTCCCTGACGATCCGGCCGATGTTCATCAAGACCCCGCCGGCAGGTGAGTGATGGCCAGACCACTCAGCGCCGCGCAGATGCTCGCCGCGCTCAAGGCCGAGGGCCTCACCGTCCACGAACACGTCGGATGGAAGACTCACAACCGCGACGACGAGACAGGCAAAACGTTCGGGCCCGTCATCGGCGTACTGATCCACCACACCGCCGGCCACGGCGACAAGGAGATCTGCTTCAACGGCAGATCGGATCTGCCCGGGCCGCTGTGCCACGGCTGGCTCGGCAAAACCGAGGGCCTGTGGATGATCGGCAACGGCCGGGCGAATCACGCCGGCGCCGTCGACCTCGACGTCCTCAACGCGCTGCGCGCCGAGCAGTCCCCGCTGCCCAAGGACAACCAGGCGAACGCCGACGGGAACGACGTCCTCTACGGGCTGGAGATCGAGAACCTCGGCAACAGCAAGGACCCCTACCCGGACGCGCAGTACCGGCAGGCCGTGCTGTGGGCAGCCGCGATCTGCCGGGCGCACGGCTGGTCGGAGAAGTCGGTGGCCGGGCACAAGGAGTGCCAGCCCGGGAAGATCGACCCGAGTTTCGACATGGACGACTTCCGGGCCGCCGTGAAGAAGCAGCTGGCGAAGACGCCCGGGACGACGGCGACCACGCCGGCCCCGACGCCGTCGAAGCCGCGCGTCGACCTGTCCCGACTCATCGCCGCGGCCAAGACCGACCCCGGCGCGAGGCAGGGCCACATCACCTACCTGGCCGGTACCAACCTCGTCGAGGCTGCGCTGGTCAAGCTGGGCTACCTCGCGAAGACCTACGCGGGCGACGGCTCGTTCGGCACAACCACCGTCAAGGCCTACGCCAAGTGGCAGCGCCACCTCGGCTACACCGGCGACGACGCCAACGGCATCCCCGGGAGCGAGTCCCTCCACTACCTCGGCATAAAGACCGGGCTGTTCACGGTCGTCGGCTGACAAGCACGTCACACAGCAGACCGTCCGACGTACCCCCTACCGCAGAAAGGCTTCACCCATGCCTGCCCTGTTCATCTCCACCATGAGAACGGTCGTCCCGATGATCGCGGGATGGCTGCTCACCCTGCTGGTTAAGACCGGCATCACCCTCGACTCCGACACCGTGACCTACGCCGTGACGTTCGCGGCGGTCCTCGTCTACTACCTGCTCTTCCGAGGGCTCGAGGTGATCGGCACGAGACTCCGCGGGACCAGGCTGCAGACACTCGCCGGCGTCCTGCTCGGCTGGGCCCGGCCCCCGTCGTACCCGCATGCCGACGGCGACCTGCCGCCGCTGTCCTCCGGTTACGGCACGGCCGGGAGCTCCTCCACGCTCGACCGGTAAGGAGCCACCTTGGACGCCACCACCATCGGCGCACTCCTCGCGTTGATCGGGGTCATGTCCGGCAGCGTGGTGGCGTACCTCGGCAAGCGGGGCGAGAACGCAACTGCCCGCTGGAACTCAGAGCTCGACCAGGTCCAGGAGGAGCGCGACAAACTGCGTGAGCAGGTCGCCTCCAAGGACCAGAAGATCGAGGCACTGCTCGAGCAACGCCTCGCCGACCGAGAGGAAAACGCGCGCCTGCGGGAAGAGCGCGCGCGCCTCCGAATCCAAGTCGTCAATCTGGGAGGCGATCCTCAGTGACCCGTGCACAGCAGGCCCTCGCCGGGCGCTGGCGGTGGATCGCCGTCTTCTGCTGGCTGCTGGCCCTGTCCGGGCTCGCCGTCGTCGGCTACTCCTGGTACACCCAACTCGCCGACGAGGCCGACCGGCGGGGCACCGCGGTGAGCACCCTTGCCGGTGACGTGCGTGTCCTGCGCGCGCAGGTCCAGGCCGCGGGCGAGACACCCAAGGCACCCGACCCGAGCAAGGCTGTCGAGGACCTCGAGGACCGCACGCGCGTCCCTGTGCCCATCCCCGTCCCTGGGGCGAAGGGCGACAAGGGCGATACCGGGGCGCCGGGGAAGCCAGCCCCCACCATCACCCCATCGCCTGGAGCGTCCGGGGCGCCTGGCCGGGACGGCACCAACTCGACCGTGCCGGGCCCGTCCGGGCCACCGGGGGCAGCCGGACCGAGCGGCCCCGCGGGTGAGCGCGGCGAGAAGGGCGACCCCGGCGAACAGGGTCCTCCTGGCCCGGCCGGACAGTCATGCCCTGAGGGCTACTCGTGGCAGACCCCGTCGTATGACCCCTACGCGAAGGTGTGCCGCCAGGACGGCGCCCCCGACCCGGAACCCAGCGAAAGCGGCGGCGGTCTGCTGTCCGCAGGCCTTGACCCCACTCGCCGTCAGTACACGTGAGGAGCACACGATGCCGCTGCCTGCGGGTGTGGAGAAGGTCACCGTCTCCTCGGGCGTGCCGCTGACCCTGCCGGACGGCAGATGGATCGAGGGCAAACTGATCATCACCGGCCCCGACCTGGTGACGGTCAGCGAAGACGATTTCACCTTCGGCGGGGGCGTTTCGGTGCCGCTCGTCGACGGCGAGTTCAGCGTGCGTCTGGTGGCCACGGACGCGTCGGGGATGTCGCCGCACGACTGGACCTACACGGTCACCAGCAAGTTCACCAACGCGCCGAACTGGGTCCGGTACATCAGCCTGCCAAAAGCCAACGCGAGCGTGAAGCTCGACGACGTCCTGGTCCCCGATCCCGTAGCCGGTGAGTACTCCGTCCTGGTCAACGGTGACACCCTGCTGGCCAAGGCCGCGAACCTCAGCGACCTCCTGAACACAGCTGAGGCCCGCGACAATCTCGAGCTCGGCGAGGCCGCCACCCTGGACGTCGGCACGGAGGCCGGCACCGTGGCCGCGGGTGACGACCCTCGGTTCGCGCAGTCGAAGCCATGGGTCTTCGACGTCACCACCTACGGGGCGGTCGGCGATGCGGTCCTCGTCTACGACGGCCAGGTCACCATCAACGTGCCCACCCTCACCTGCTCCACCAGCGCCCGCTTCCACGCAGGCCTGGTCGGCAAGTCGGTCCTGGTCCAGGGCGCTGGCACGTTCGGCGTCACGGCTTTCAAGACGACGTTCGCCGCCTACAACAGCCCGACCAGCATGGCCCTCGCTGCGGCCCCGCCGACCAGCATCACCAACGCGGTCGTCGTGTTCGGCACGAACAACTACACGGCGGTCCGGGCGGCGACGGCGGCCGCGGAGGCGTACCTCGCTGCGGACCACACCACAGCGGAGGTCTACAGTCCGCCAGGCGCTTACATCCTCGACGGGCCGCTCGACACCAGCAAGAGCGGCAACGGCCAGGTCCCGATCAGCGTCTACCCGACGACCGGCGTGAAGAAGATCCCGCATTTCCGGGGTGCCGTGTCCGGCGCCGGGGTGCGGCACTGGGAACAGAAGGTGCCGCAGTACGGCGGCTCCTGCTGGATCAGCTTCGGGTTCTACGCCTCGTCGGGAGCGCAGCTCGCGGACATCAACGCGAACGGCAACCCGGGCATCATCAGCGCGCCCAACGAGGGCACGAGCAATGGGCTGGCGTACGGGGCAGCCGCGAGATTCAGCAACGTCATGCCGATGATCACCGACATGGCGTTCCTGCTCCCGCACACCGCCTTCGGGATCTCCTACGGGGCGCTCAACCTGTTCGGCGCCGCGAACGCCCATGTGGAGAACGTCAGCATCTCCACCCTGGGCGTCGTCCCCGGCACCGACTACCAGTCGCCTGGTGTGTTCGGCACCGGGCTGAGCATCGCGGCGCTGATGCCGGCGCCCGGCAACAACGACCTCACGCTCATCAGGAACCTGTCCATCCAGGGCGGGTTCACCTACGGGATCTTCTTCTCCGAGCACACCGTGATCGATCGGATCATGGTCCTGTACTGCTGGGCGGGGTTGTGCCCGGTGGGTACATACGCCGGGTCGGTAGGCGCCGCGCACCCGATGAAGGTGTCGACGGCGAGCATCGAGCAGTGCACGCGGCAGGTGTACTTCATCGGCGTAGGTAGTCAGGGCGTCGGCCCGCGCGTCGACATCGACCAGCTGCAGACCGAGTCCGGCACACCGACCTTCGACGGCAACTCGACGGCGGCCCTGGCCGGTGCCGAGGGCCGCATCACGCTGACAGGGCTGTTCACCCGGTCCGGGGTCACCGTCGTGCAGCCGTCGGGCATTGAGCTGATAGACGGCCAGGCCCCGCGGGCGATCGTCCGGCGGACTGCCAACTACACGGCGAGTCCGCTCGACCGCACGGTCCTCATGGACACCACGTCGGGGCCTTTGACGCTGACCCTGCCGAATGCCGACTACAACGCGGTGGAGTACGTCGCGAAGAACACCGGCACCGGCACGCTCACCGTGGCGACGACGGCCGGGCAGCTGATCTACCCGACCGGCACGGCCACCGGCAGCACCACCACGACCGTGAGCGCCGGCAACTTCGCCCGATTCCAGGCCGTGTACAACGGCACCGCCTGGGCCTGGTACCAGGTCTGAGCCCATGAGAGATCGACAGTGCCCCCTTCCGCCCGCGGGCGGAAGGGGGCACTTCGTGCGTTCGTGGCCTGGCATTGCGAGCAACTCGGCCAGCGTCATGGGGGGATTGAGAAATTTCGAGCAACACTCGTCCTTTCTCGCGCCATCCCGCGCACACTGAGCAGTCCAACCAACACGAAGGGTTGAGACCATGGCGCTTGAGTTTCTCGGCAGCAGCAACACCTCGCAGGGCGGCGGCTGCCCCAGCTTCTACCGCGACACCGAGACCGGCGACATCATCGTCCAGGGCATCGCACTCACCGACCCCGACAAGCGCGCCCAGCTGCTGAAGGTCAAGCCCGGTGAGGACGCGGTCGTGGTGCCGGCCATCCTGTTCGAACTGCACGCGGAGAAGATCCCTGGTGTCTGAACTGGTCAGCGGCGAGGCCTTCCTGGCGCTCTTCCGCGACGTGGAGCACACCGCCTACCGGCTCGAGGTCCGCACGTCGTACGGCATCCCCGAGGAGGACGAGCCTTACCGCCGGTTTCTTCTCGGTGAGGATCCCGGCCTCGAGTGGTTCGAGCCGTGGCTGAACCTCATGCGCGAGGAGACCGGCAAGGGCAAGCGGGTGGAACGCGTTCGGGTCATCGATGAGCCGCCCTCGGACTACCTCCGCTTCGAGCTGTGGGGGACGCCGTACAACCTGGCCGCCGGGGAAGACATCCGCTTCCTCGCGCGGGACCAGGCCGCCGCCCTCGATCTGCCGACGTACGACTACTGGCTGTTCGACAGCCGCATCCTGGCCCGGCTCCAGTTCGGCGAGCATGACCGCTTCCTCGGCGTCCTGCTCTCTGACGACCCCGCCGACGTCCTCCGTCACGTGCAGTGGCAAGGGGCATCGTGGCACCATGCGATCACCTTCGAGACCTACCAGAAGGAGCACGCTCCTCCACCGTGAGCGACTTCCAGACTGCCCGGCTTGCACTCGGCGCGCGGCTCCGTGAGCTGCGTGCCGATGCTGGGTTGAGCGGGAAGGCCCTCGCGACGTTGCTCGGGTGGCCGGCGTCGAAGGTGAGCAAGATCGAGACGGGGAAACAGACCCCGACGCTCGACGACATGCGGGCCTGGGCCGAGGGTGTGGGGGCAACGGAGGCCCTCGACGAGCTGATTGGGCGCCTGCGGACTCTGGAGACGCAGTACGGGGCGTGGCGACGGCAGCTCGCCGCAGGCGTGCGAGCCCGGCAGGAGGCATGGCACGCGACCGAGAGCGCGTCCACGGAGGTCCGCAACTTTGAGGCCGCGGTGATCCCCGGTCTGCTGCAGACCGCCGAGTACGCCCGCCACATGTTCCTCCGCACGACCGCCCTGCACCGGACAGCCCAGGACATCGAGGAGGGCGTGAACGCCCGCATGCAGCGCCAGCTGGCGCTGTACACGCCGGGCCGCCAGTTCCACTTCCTCCTCTGGGAGCCCGCGCTCCACATGCTCGTGTGTCCCCGGGACGTGATGGCCGGCCAGCTCGACCGGCTCGCTGGCGTCTTCGGCATGTCCACCGTGCGGCTCGGCATCGTGCCGCTCGGCGCGGAGCTGAGCGTCGTACCCACACACGGCTTCTGGATCTTCGACGACCACCTCGTCATGGCCGAGACGATCGGCGCCGAGCTCCGCCTCACCGACCCCGCCGAGCTCACCTTGTACCGACGGGTGTGGGACGAACTCGCCGAGGTCGCCATCACCGACCACGAGGCCCATCGCCTCATCGGCCGGGCCCGAGCAGCGCTCCACAAGCTGATGTGAGCAAGACCGCGAAGCCCCCCGGGCGGCATTCGAAATTTCGAGAAATCCGGGCCCGTTGCTGCACAGCTCCTCCGTACGGTCCCGGACATGGCCCACCCAAGGACGCGGTTCGCCAGACCGCGTGACGCCGGGGACGCGTGGCTCGCCGACTGCTCCGCGCACCCGACCGACGTCCGCAAGGCCTGGCGCCAGGAGACGCTCGCCTCGATCGCCTCCGGCGAGCACTGGCTCGTCGCCGAGACAGCGCTCCTCCCCACCATGCACGCGCTGAAGCGAATCAAGACCGAGCACCAAGGGCCCGTACTGGTCGATCCCGACCTCGACAGGGGTTACTGGCTGGTCCCCCTCAACGCCGACGCGGAACTGGCGGACATCAGGCAGGTAACGGTGCACCCACCACGATGGCGGCTGCGCTGCCCGCCGACGCGTGCACCCATCGACGGCCGCTTATGGATGTCGAAGCCTGACGGGTCCGGCCTCCTCACCGATCCTGCCGCGCTCGCCGCCGCGCTCGGCCCAGGCGGCGCCTACCGACTGCCCTCGGAGGTACAACCGTGACAACAACGAGCCAGCCCGACACCGGCACACTCCACGAGGCCGGCCTGACAGAACTGGGCGAGGAGATCATCCGCAACTCGAGGCCGGGCGGGGGCCGCGCCGCGACCCAGGCCCTGGTCGCCGAGGGCACCATCTTCGCCCTGCCGAGAGTCCGCGCGGCTCTGCTCCGCGACACCCCAGACGGGGCGGTCTGCTGGTGGGAAGGGATCTCTGGGCTCGTCTACACGCTCGGCCTCGACCAGGAGCAACGCGACTTCCTCGGCCTGGTGCTCTCGCTCGTCGGGATCGGGCACATCACCCTCGCCGCGGCGCAGGACCTCGACGAGCGGCGCATGAGCATCATCCTGCGGGCGATCCTCCAGATGTCGGGCAACGACACCATCGCCGTCGGCACGCGCCTATGAGTGCCGAGAACGACCAAGCCCCGGGCGCGTGGGTCAGCAGCACTTTCAGGTACTGCAACTGGTGCCGGGGCTACGCCAGCGACGTCCGCGTTGTGCGGGTCGTTGACCAGGGCAGCGGGCACGGACAAGCCACCAATGCGGCCTGCCCCACACACCGCCGCGAGCACGGCCTCACTCCACTCGGAGAGGAATGA